GTGCGTCGAAAAAATGCTGAATTCAAGTAGCAGCCATGCCCCATATAGACTGCGATGACCTTTGACAACGACGGAATGTTGGGAGTTATAGCTTTCATCTGTTAGGCATCTAACCGATTATTGTTACCTTTTTTCCTTGTAATGAGCACACCAAAATTTCTTTACGGCATGGGATATAGCCCGCTAGGATTGAGGGTCGACCACCTCCCCATGTCGCACACTAAAACACACACACATGTCAACTATTAACACTATCCAACTACACATGCTCTTGTTAGATTCTATCATGCACTACAAGAATGGTATGCACATCACTAGAAACTATATAACAGCTAAGAGAATGTTCTGCTCTGCTATGGGCATCAGTCCACGTACTACCTCAAAGAAGATGATTGAGGCTATTGGCTACGTCTACATTGAGAATGGTATGGAGGATAAGTTCATGAGAACTATCGAGAGATTTGACCTACAAGTAAACTAAAATAGAATACAATGAAAAGTTACAAATTTAAAATTGGAAGCAAAGAGTATACAATTGAAACAAATAGTATTGAAACAGCCTACCTACTTGCATCCGCATGGAAGGAACATAATAAACTGAGAGGTAAAATCACTCTAGTAGGAACTGAAAATTAATAACGATAAAAACTAAACACATGAAAAAGTTACTACGTCTATTCGTTCTATCATTGCTATTCATCACCCTATTTGCTATTGCCTATGCTGTACTACCTACCATAGTATGGTTGTATGGTGGTGAGTTCAAGACTATCAGCCACAACTTAGCATACGTAACCTTTGGTAGCTTGGCAATTGTAATCATGCTAGGCATACAATTCCATGAGACATTCGATTCTAACTTCTACGAGAAAAAATAAATCAATATGAGACAACGTAAACAAATGCCCGTAAGGTCTAAGTTCAGACCTATTGAATCTAAGGTAGAGTCTACCTACGATAGATATGTAAGGATACAACAACAGCTAGGTCTAACCTACCTTGAAATCAAGAGAGGGTGGGCAGAGATGTGCAGACGTGCAGAGATGTCTGCTGAACTAGGAACACTAATCAAACCAATAAACTTTAACTAAACAAACCTTAAGTTATGAAACAGCAAGTAAAAAGCATCATTGAGAACTTTATCGCTAACGTACCAGAGTTTTACCCATCAATCTATTCAAAGGATGACGTAGTTACACTACTGAATGACATGCTTGTCAAGGTGGAGGAACTAGAGGAGGAGAATCAAAAAGAGTATGGTACTTACACGAAGGAGCAAATCGCTAATGCTATCGATGAGATGAGGACGGATACCATAGTAGACCTAGACTATCGTAGTGCTGAACTTGAATTGGATGGCAATGAGATTTCAGTAACCGACATGGACTACGAAATTGATACTGAGGAGATAAGGATACAAATCTTCAAAGTATTGGATAGAAACTAATAAACATAGGGGTGCAGTATCCTAACCAACTGCAACTTTTAAAATAATATAACATGTCAAAGAGTCTATTAGAAAAAGCTAACAATCAAGTATGGGATGCACTATTCAGAGAGGTGACTGACTACCCAAACACCACACTGAGGGTAATGAACAATCTTAAATCAGTCAATTGGATATCAGACCTTAGGTTTGAGGATGTCCATTGGATAGTAAAAGAGGTACTACATAAGAGCTACTTTAACTATGGAGATATATACGACCTATTTCATAAAGAACAAAACTAATAACACATGATTAATGTATATTTTGAAACAACAAACGGATATTCAGAACTAGTTGCAACATTTGAATATGAACAAACATATGTCAATTGTTTTGATTCGCTAAAACAAGAGTGCGAAAGAATGGGTTTTGACTTTATAACTGAATCATTAGAAAACTAAATCAATAACACATGAACTATAACAAGATTAAAAAGATGCAACGTGAAATGGGATATTCCACGATGCAACAGCTAGTAGACAATGGTCAAGCATGGATGATGGAAGGTAGCGTAGGCAGGGAAGCTATGTACCTGCTAGAGATTGGTGCAATCATGCTACCCAAGAGACCACATCAAGACTACTATGGTAACACCATACCTTCACGTGATTGGCTCAAGGAAGGTAAAGGTACATTTCAGAATTCAGTTAACTTTTATTCACACATAAATCAATAACAACATGAACAACTTTGCAGACAGCATCATTGGTGGTGCATTCGACGGACTACAGCTATCAGATAACGCTAACGCTGAAGCAGTAGCTACATTGCTAGATAGATTCGGTTTAAGGTGGTCAGTATCTAAGCAGGAACTATACCTGCCCGATGGGACTCCTACTACATTCAAGGCTATTGTCAGAGATGACAACAAGCAGGTGTTCGCTACATGTAAGGATGGCTACACACCATACCAAAATTCTGAGCTCGCTGAGATGTTGATACGTATATCTGAGAAGACGGGATACGATATCCATAGTGGTGGCATGTTCAATGGTGGTGGAAAGATATACTTACAGCTATCTACGGGCAACGAGATTAATGGTATCGGTCTCAACAAGACAAAGGTGAAAGGCTACGTGACGGGTATCAATGGTCACGATGGCACTACATCACTCAAGTGGGGTGCTGTTAACTTTACCATCTGCTGTTCCAATACCTTTGCTGCCGCTAAGGGTAAGCTACAAAATACAGCTAGACACACAGCATCAATCCATGACAAGGTAGAGCGTAGCATCAGAGAGATTGAAGGTGTGACAAAGCAGGAGCAAACTATCTTCGAGCAGTTCATCAGACTATCTGAGGTAGCTGTTACTTCTAGCAACATTGTTAGGATTGTAAAAGAAGTTACGGGTGTTGACATCAACACGCCACGCAGTAAAGCTGATGACATCTATAGCAGTTACGCTATCAATAGGGCAGGAGAATTGACTACATCAATCTCTAAAGAGATGGCTCAGAAGGGTGAAACATTGTGGGGTCTATTCAGTGGCGTAACACACTACACCTCACACGTAATGTCTACACCGAATCGTGAGAATGCTAGACTAGAATCTAAGTATGTTGGTAGTGGACTAACTATCGACAACGACGCATTCGCTAGTGTATTGAGCATGGCTTCAATCGGTTAACTATCATCATCGGGTGGGCAAATGCTCACCCTTTTTTTTACCTCCAATTCATTCATCATGAAAAAGCTACTAATTGTCACAATCTTCTATACAGCCATTGTATTATTCAACCTGCACGCATGGGGAATCATTTAAAACAGCATATTCTTTGCAACATTAACAAAGTTTTAACTAGTGTTTAACTTTTCTTTAAGAACTCAAGCAGTAATTTTGCCAATAATCAAAAACATATATCATGAAAAGTAAAATCATTTCTCACATTGCTGTAGAAGAACTTTATTCAGACCAAGATGGTTGGTGGATTGTATTGAAAGATGGATACAATTATTTTGGATGCTGCTCATTTAGGGAGGATTCCTTAAGAAGACTATACGACTCACTATCTCAAGTTAAAATTGGAAACCCTTATTAAAAAAAACACATTATGAAACCAAACGAATTAAGAATGCTAGTCATTAAGAACTTTATTGAGTACTACACTAGCGATGAAAAAGAACGTCTTGAAATGTTAGAAGTGGCTATGAACTATTGCGAAGAGGTCGAAGTAGAATTTGAATAACCATAAAACATAACACATGAAAATAGATATGACAAAAGGCTCAAAGAAATTGCTATTAAAATTTATAAAAGATAGCAAGGATTTAAGGGTTAAGTTTATTGAATCAGAATCTTTTGAAGAATTCTACCCAATAATTTTTGAAGTATTTGAATTTACCGATGCTCAGTTGGAGGAGGTAAAATTTGATTTCCTAAAAAGAAGAATATAAAAATTCTTCACTAAAACAAATACTATGAGCGCAGAACTACAAATGAGAACACTATTCAATGTATACTACGAACAATGTCCTCACGAGAGGATAAGGTATACAGCATCTGAATTCAGAGACAATCACCTTCAGTCTTGGATTGTCATGAATGGTATAGAGCTGTGTTACATGATGTATCAAGGTAAGCATCAATATATCTTCATGTGTAATAGATATTGCCCTAAGCTAGGAGATGAAACATACTACTTTAAGACATATGAAGAGTGTAGCAAAGTTCTAAACATGGCAGAAGAAGAACTTATTGAATACGCATATTCTCTATAACAATAAAAATCAAACACATGAAACTTTACAACAGACAGTTAGAATCACTGAAGAAAATTATCTACGAACATTTAAAATCTCAGCCCGATGTAGAAATCGGTGACCTTAACAATTGCGTAGAAGAGGCTGACTATATTGTCAGAGAGTGGAAGATGAAACATAATATAGAAGTTATGTTTGACGAGACATCTAACAAGCACTGCAATGATGTTGACGGAAACATACTTAATGTTGGTGATTATGTTATAGCTCTTGACGTCGATGACCTTCATGATTGTGACCTAGTTAGGGGAGACGTATTAATAGTTACTAATATAGATGACCCCGTATCAAACTATATAATATTTAGAAAAGATGAGGATGAAAAAGAATATGGATTCTATGGACATAGGGTACTAAGATTCAAACATCAATAAACAATAAATCATGAAACCATTAACAGCACAAAAGTTATTCGAATTACTTAACGAGTTAAAGATTGACGGCTACGACCTAGAGAAGGTAACCATCAACTACCGAACTGACTCAGACTCAGACGTTGAGGTAATCACCTATGTTGGAGATGACCTATATGACGCAGAGACAAACAGCGTGTTAGAGTCTATTGTACTTATGGCAGACGCATCAGATTATGAACAATAAAAAACAAATATCATGAATAATCAACACGAAGTAACAATCAATGCAGTAGAGCTAGCTTGTATCCTTGCAGAGGAGGAGCTAAATGACAATCATGGAGACTATATGCAAATCTATGTAGAAGATGATGAGGAGTCAACCTATACCGATGAAGCTCAGAAGATGTTCGATGAGCTGTACGACTACTACATGGAATTAATTAACGGAACTAAAGTAAAATAGTATGAACAATCCACATCAGTACAACTACACACAACAGCTAGAGCATAGGCTCAGAATGGTTGAAGATGACTTGCATATATTGAAAAAGTTCATATTCGATAACAATCTAGCTAACGTATTTGACAAGTCAACGTCTACATGTGACTCTGCTTGGTCTAATATAGTCAACATAGAAGTTGCATGCGACCTTAATGACGATACATCTCTGACTTGGGGAATGTTCCTATAAATAACTAAACATATGAATACTATTACATTTCTAGAAGAGACAAAGAAAAGCCTAATAGGTAAGAAAATTATAGACGTAGGAGATAACTACATCGAGCTGGATGATGGATGTAGGATATACATATCGGAAGATGAAATCAATTTCTTAAACTAAAAACAAATATCATGAACTACAATTTCTTTCTATTCTGCAAGCTTTACGATGTAATGATTGGTGTAGACTACTACTACGATGTGCTGTTCGAAGACCTTAAGGAACTATACAATAAGTTTGCGGATAGCGACTACAACAACCCGAACATGGGAACTTATGAGTGTATTGAGACGTACTTAAAAGATAACCATGCAGACATCATTAATAAATTCACAAGACAGCAGGAGAGTCTTGGCATAAAACACATAAACGCATAAACTATGGCAAAGAAAACTTCTATCAGAGAACATCTTATTGACGCAATCCTTGAACTATCGGTTGATGAGTTCGAGTCTGAGCAGGACTTGATAAAGCTGGCAAAGGAATCAGAGGAGGAACTAGTCTACCGAATTGTAGACATTGCGGAATACTATAAGGAACAAACCATATAGTATGCAGAAGATAACTATGTGGCTGTCCATATTTTGGGCAGCCCTTCTTACAATCATCATAATCCTAAACATAAAAGAAAAAAAATGAGCAACTTAAAATTCTACGTTATCAACCTTAGACTTCTGGATGAAGACGATGCTAGCCTAGACTTTGGCAACATGCCAAACTATGAGTTTATGACCATAGCGGCAAAGTATGGAGAAGTATATTCACCTACATCATTTGAGAACTTAATTAACAACGATGACTTCGATGCTGTCAACTGCTTCATCAGAATCATTGAAGATTAATTTGTTTGATAACAAACATTTAACTAACTTTGAACAATGATTAACAAACTAATTGAAATTAACGACCAACGCAGTGCTAAACTTATGGTTGCCTGCGGACAGCTAGGTGCATACCAATCAATGATTATATATGCTATAAAATGTCTCAATGGTAAGACTATAGCAGATGCTGAATCAGTAGCAAAGTATCTTGAAGAAAAACAAGATGAACTAATTAAAGAACAAGATTTATTAATATTTAAAACGCACAACTATGAACTATAGAGTAATTGGTGAGCGAATAATGAATGCTCACGACGATAACCAAGTTGATAGACATGAGTCTGCATTTACTTCATATACAGATGCAGTAGACTACTATATATCTACAGTGTCTCAGGTAGTTGAAGACATGGCTGACTTAGGTGGTGACTTTGTCTGCACACTAGTATGCGACAAGGATGATGATACTGTAGAAGTAATGAAGAGACATGTAATATCTACAACTGTATTGTTATGACGAATATAGAGAAACTAAAGTTTGCTGTTGACATATTATCTTCCCTAGTGGAGGCTAACTATGACAAGGCAGATGAATTTAAAAACATACAGCTAATTGCTGAACTAAATTGGAAGTCTATACCACAAGCGTATAAGTTTCAAAAATCAGTTATAGCATCAGCAACAAGAACTGATATCTATAAACTAAATTCAACAATAGTAATCGACATAAGAGATGTTGGATTATTTCAAATAATGTGAGCATGAATGCATATGTAATCCCCGGCCTTAAGCATAGAGATGTAACAAAGCAATACTTCGTACAAAAGAGAGGTATACCAATACAGGTAGTAATAGAAGAAGCATGTAAGGTTTTCAATGCAGACCCAGATAAAATACCAAAGAAAACTAGAGCTCAAGAGGTAGTAAACGTAAGGCATTTCGTATCTTGGTTCTTAGTAAAGCAGATGGGTATGACATTGAAAGCTGTTGGTGTTGATGTATTAGGAGGTAGAGACCACACTACCGTAATTAACAGCATAAGGAAGTTTTCTAATCTATACGATACGGAAGAGATGTTCAAAGATAATTCAAATTTAATAGTAGAAAACTTAATGTCATGGACAAAGAAACTTTAGTGTCAGTAATAGCAGAAGTATTTGATGTAGAGAAAGACTTTATGAATAGGAAAGTTAGGAAGAGGAGGTATACATATCCAAAGAAGGCACTATGTATGTACCTATACAATAATACAGAGCAAACGTATGAGTACATTGCAGAGTATATGGGATTTAAGAATCATACTTGTGCACTATACCATGTAAGGAGTGGACAAAACCTATACGATACATTTGAACCATTTACAAAGAAGCTTGACATTGTATACGAAAAACTAAGAGAACTATGACTGATGGACAAAGAGAATCAATCTACATTATATACGTAAATGTATGTAATGCTTTAACCTATGCAGAGGTAATGCTTAATGATGATGTATCTAAATCCGTTAAGGACACTATACGTGTATATAGGGATAGACTTAGGTGGATTAAGAGAAGTATGGACATGAAGGTGGGTACTGATAATTCTATGGATGTAGACATCCTAAGATTTGATGGACTAGTGAGGCTGTTATCTTCTATGCCGGAACAATACGCAGATAGATTGGAAAACCATATAATCAAGTTCCTTGAAGACTTAGATGAAGAATTAAAAAGTGGGGACGTTCCCGTCCCCTAACTTTACTTCTTTACAGATACAGACCAAATGGCTCCGATAAGAGTCATCACTGCACCAATAACTTCAACAATCAAAGATTCGTCTATAAGACCTTTTGATACTGCAAGGCCACCAACGAATGTCAATGCGTGTCTGATAAGACCTGTTAATTTTTCTTTCATAAAAAACATTTTGACAAATTTAATTACTTTTTTTTAGAGGATATATTAATTTCATAACCAATTAAAAATCAATGACATGACTCCAATGCAAAAGTTACAAGCAGAGTTTATGAATCTCAGAAACATTCCAGATAATGAGAGGAACTATCTGATAAATCTAATATCAGAACTAATTGATGAAGAGAAGTTAGTTATCATGAAGTCTTATGCTGATGGTATAGAGGCACTGAGAAAGTCTATAACAACTGACGAATTGTATAACAGCTACTTAGAATACTACAACCAAAAACAATATAATGTTCACAACAAAGTTTATTAGACTACCGATACGAGTGTATAACAAGGATATGATGGATGTTGCAGGCGTATCTGAGGAGATTGATACCTACGAGATGGTAAACCCATTTCATATATCTTCCTATAGGCCTTCACAAGAGCCGGAAGGATGTACCTACATATCATTCAAGGACGGCACTGGTATGATGGTATATATGGAGATAGAAGAGTTCGAGAGGTACATGGATTCACATAAAATATTTAAACAATAACACATGACTAATTCGCATTTCGCAAATCAAAATCACTACGATAGGATGCTGTTCATAGCAAGACTACACCACGCTATATGGCATGACCAAGATACCTACAATCGTGTAGAAGACATAGTAAAGTCAGTAGAGAATAAACTACCACAAGCTAAATACTTTAACCATGAAGACAATATACATACTAGCTCCAATAATGATAGGTGAGAGTCTAATACACCAATACACAGCTGTTAAGGATAATAACACTACCATATTGTCAACATCTGATGACCCTACATGGAATGAGAAAGGTGTTCTATGCACTATAACTGATGATGGTAATGGTGTAGAGATAAAGCTAGGAAAGAATAAACCACTATACCTAGACTATGCTCAGGAGGAAGAGCTTTTGTCAGCACTACTATCCAATAGGGATGAACAGCTAAGACTAATACACATAGATAAAACTATAGAGATATGATTATCGGAATCAATGGATATGCTGGTGTAGGAAAGGACGAGGTAGGAAAGCTAATCGTCAAACATGCGCCAACATTTAAGGTTAAGAAGTTTGCAGGTAAGCTCAAAGAGATAGCTACGATACTTACAGGTATACCTAGCCACTACTTTGAGTCTAGTACTTTTAAACAATCTAAGTTGGGAGGATGGGATATGTCAGTACGTGAGCTGTTACAGAGACTTGGTACGGAAGCTATTCGTGACGGGCTCCACCCTAATGCTTGGATAAATGCTCTGATGTCTGACTACATGAGAGGTGACGATTGGGTGATAACGGACATGAGGTTTCAGAATGAATACGATACGATATGCTCCTATGGTGGCTACACTATACAAGTCTATAGAGCAGGAGTAAGGCCTCCTAACAATCACTCTTCTGAAGCAGGCATCACTAAGGGTTGCTTCGACTACATCATCGATAATTCTGGCACTCTTGAACAGCTAGAGGAAGAGGTTAAGAGAATCGTATCAGACATTATTGAAAAAGAAAAGAGAAGATGAGTACAATACACGAACTTAAGTCTACCATTCCTGTTCATACGCCACATGGTGTTGGAGAGGCTCTGATGATTATAGACTATGGACTAAATACAAATAGTGTTTGGGTTGTAAGGGTTAAAGGTGGAAGGGTACTGCACTACTACTCCGATGACATAAGAGTCTATGACAATCCTATGAATGGTGGTGGTTGGGATGTAGACATTCCAGAAGATTGGATAAAATAAATTTTGTAGTGTCAAACTATGTTCATAATTTTGTCCTGTCAATCCGATTGGATAGTTGCGTTGTTCACTCGGGTTTGATTTAAGAGAACCCTCTTTCATTGAACCCATACAGACGCAACCTGTGTGGGTTTTTTGTTTTGACTAGGGTCTTAGAACGGTTTCACCCCTGCTGTTGGTATCTAGATGCAGCTAATGAAAGATTACGAGTTCTTTAGAGAAAGCTATGTATGATTTGGACTAGGGGCTTGGCCTTTGTTGGCCAGCCCTCTGGAAGTGTTTTTCTACGTAGCAATATAGGTAAGACGAAAATCCATGCAATGTCCCTGACCTGACAACATGGTGCTGGAAGCTAGCAATAGTTCACATAGTCAAACGCCTACCGTCGCAGTAAACGGATACTCTAAATAGCACTGAAGTAGAAGAATACCCATAGTTCTACTGAAAATTGCAGGACCTAGTGTTTTCCAGCAGTAAAGGTCGAAGTGTATCAATTAAGTAACTAAACCATCTATTATATGAAGCATCTATTCAAAGCATTATCAGACTTTCAGCAAGAAGTTCCTGTCATCCACAAGGATACGCAAGGATACGGGTATAGCTACGCTGACCTACCAACTATCTTTACCATTATCAATCCTCTACTCAAGAAGCATGGTCTAGGATTTACACAGCCCATCGTTGGTTCTGTTATACAGACCATAGTATTCCATGTAGAGTCCGGTGAGAGCATTACCTCCGAGATACAAATTCAAGAAGGTGTAGCTCTGAAAGGAATGAATGAATTCCAAGTATTAGGTAGCGGTATTACCTACCTCCGTAGATACGCATTATCTTCGATTCTAGGCATAGTAACCGATAAGGATACTGATGCAGCAGGAGAACAGATAAAGCCTGCTGTAGCGTCTACAAATGCGTCTGATGACAAGCCATGGCTAAATGAGTCAAATAAGGAGGCATGGGATAAGGTTGTATCGTCACTGAAGAGTGGCTATACTATGACTGATGTCAGGAAGAAGTACAAGGTATCTAAACCTGTAGAGACTAAGCTATTGTCACTAATAAACTAATTGCGTTATCGGTAACATTAAACCCTTGCACCTCAGCACTAAGGTTGGGTTAGACATAGGTATCCTGCTTATCTGTTTACTGATAACAGCACTCCTTCTGAAATATGCAGATAAGGATATCAAGTGGGAGGCTACTGCCAGAGTGTAGCAAAAATAGTCAGGTGGCGGAAGGAGGATGGTGTCCATCCTCGTGGTAGACGCTAAGGGAGCAAGATAGAAAGTCCATAAACGGATTGCTTAAGGTACAAGTGGTTGGCCAGAAGCATATGTTACACCATTATAGCCTTTCCAGTGAAGACTTTCATACAGGTTCGAATCCTGTCTTGACTACTAAAACTTTTAAAAAACAAATAGTATGGAACAGGAAAAAATTGAAACAGTACTACCCTTAGACACACCTTTTAACATCCAATTTAATTGGAAGGAGGAAGCAATTAAAGTTGAATTAGAGCATGGTGAGGATGTTTTAAAGCTAGCTACAATATTCTCTAATATGCTTACAGCAAACAATATTCCTCACAAAGTAATAAAATAAACAATATGGAAAGGCTACAAATCAATTCATCATCAAGCGTAGGTTTAGCATCAACAGAACCAATCACATCTTCTAATCTATCTGGCTCAGGTATAACAAATTCATCTTACAGCAATCAGATTGTACCAAACCTTATGTTTAGAGAACCAACAAAGCAGGAGCTACTTATGAGGTATAACATTAGCATAGAGTTTATTAATGTTGGATGCATAGTGTCTGTTGGATGTAAGAAGATAGCGTTCTCTAGTATAGAAGAAGCTATGAAAAGCATAAATAAATATGTGAATAATCCTAAGCAGGAAGCTGAATATTGGGAAGGTATTTTTGGAAATTAAAACTATAAACTATGGCACAACAAATAGCGACAGTATCATTATTCATATTCATTATAGTTCTGCAACATTTATATAATTGGTCTTGTAGAAAGATTTATGATAAACTTACAGACGATAGCGTACCATTACTACTTGCATTAACTACAGTTGTATTTGTGATAACACTTGCACTTTGTGAATTATTACTAGATATAAATAAATAAACTATGGCACAATACATGGAGGGATTTAGGCTTTCAAATCACATAGACTACTGCGGACCGGAATCATCTTTTTCTGATAATGAACACAAGGAGGTAGTAAGGGTACATGCAAGATTCTTTAGCGTATCACATAAGGAGCAAAGAGAAGTACTTATGTTACTTATATGGTGGTCTGTAAGACATTACATTAAAATACTATTCAAATGACACCAAAAGAAAAAGCAGAAGATTTATTTAGTACATATAGGTATGCATTATCAGTGCCTAATGCACCATTAGGTCAGAGTAAGGATGATGTAGCAAAACAATGTGCATTAATAGCAGTAGGTGAACTACTAATACTTGCAGGTTTTTACGATAAAAAGGTTTGGGATTATTTAGAAGAAGTAAAACAAGAAATAGAAAAACTATAAACTATGCCAGATATCACAATGTGTGAAGGTACACACTGCCCTATAAAAGAAAACTGTTATAGGTATACAGCTAAACCAAATGAATATAGACAGTCTTATTTTGTAACACCACCATACAAAGATGGTAAGTGTGAACACTTTTGGGGTGAAGCACAGGAGTCTATACTTCAACAGCTTACTGATATAGTAAATGGTAATAAAAATGCATGAAATCTCATTGAAAATTCATGCAAAAATCAGTCATATAATTCTGATTATCACAGAATTGTATACTAAAATTTAACATAAAATGTAATAAAAGGTAATATAATTCGGATTTTGTCCGTTATTTCAAACATTATCAATCATTTTGTATATAATAACAAACATTATGAATAAGCAACAACAAAAGAAACTTCTCACAGAAATTATAAACGAAGATGCTAAGGATGGGTTATACATAGATAAGCCATTTAAGTATGCCTTTGTAAGAGAAATAACGGATAGTTGGGAGCAAGGAGAAATCTCTTATGGTAGGATGGTAGAGATGTTAAACGATATAGCAATAAAATGGCACGAGAACCATATCGGTGGCTCCAACAAAATGGTAGAGCATTATATTGTTGACACCAACAAAATGATGACGGCAGTAGACTGGCTTATTAATAGATTCAATTACATAAGGTGCATATATGCAGATGATATGGAAGATGGTCAAGCTATAGAATCTGCTATAAAGATAGCAAGAGAGATGGAGAAGCTACAAATAATTAATGCTTTTAAAACTGGAGAATATAATTCAGTAGATTATTTTAATGCAGAATATCCTCATCAAGAAACTTCTGAGAATTACTACAACGAAACTTATAAGAATGAAAAAGATAATTGACTTTTTAAGATGGCTAGAAGATTACAGGATTACACTAATGGAAAAATCAGGAACAGGTAAATTTTAACATATGATGATGACATATAGAGCTATCGTAGAAAAGATAGTAGATGGAGACACTATTAACATGAATATAGACTTAGGATTTAGGGTATGGATAAAGGCTAATTGTAGGCTGTATGGTATAAACACTCCAGAACTTAACAGCAAAGATGAGGACGAAAGAATCAGGGCAAAGCAAGCTGTTTCACACCTATCTGAGCTAGTAAATGTTGGAGAGAGATATAACATAATTAGTCACGAACTAGATAAGTATGGTAGGCCTCTTGTGACTATACTTAAAAATGGTGTAGAGGATAGCATAAATAATATAATGGTACAATCAGGTCACGCAGTAAAATATAACCCATGACAATACTAATAATCTTAATGCTTCTCCTATTTATAGGATGGCTTAGTTACGAACTATACAATGCTCCATATATGGATGAGGATGGTAACATAATAGATATGAAAAACAATAACCATGATAATAACTAGACAGACACTAGAAGAAAGACCTCTGAGTTTTAGCTCTATCAAAGAATTTGCTAAGTCTCCTAGACACTACCTTGACTACATATCAAAAGAAAGGACACCACCTACTGATGCTATGAAGCTAGGTTCTATGGTGCACTGCATGATTCTAACACCTAACCTATTCAATGAACAGTTTGCTGTTGCTCCTGATATTAACAAGAGGACTAATGCAGGCAAGGAAGAATGGATTCAGTTCGCTAACCTACATGCAGGTAAAACCATCATAAACAACGAAGATTACGAACATGCTAGAAAGCTGGTAGATGGAGTTCTATGTAATGACTTGATATACGATACAGTCATGTCTTGCACAAACTTTGAGAAAGAGTGGCGTGCAGAATTAGATGGATTACCTTATAGAGGATTCTTTGATGGTGAGTCAGATGATTATATACTTGAAATCAAAACAACAACAGATGGTCATCCTAAAGCTGTTATGAGTGACTTTATAAGACGTAAGTATCACATGCAGTCAGGCATATATAATCAAGTATCCGGCAAGAAAGTACTCTATCTAATTGTAGAGACATCTGCCCCATATCTTTCCTACCTAGCATATGCTGATACAAGATACGTAGATTTAGGTAAGAAGGATGTATCAGAACTTAACAACAGATTCTACAAGTGTCTTGAGTCCGGTGATTTCACTGGAGGATACGATTACGACAATGTAATTACAATAGACCTGCCTTGGTCTGTGGAAAAGTAATTTTGCTGATATACAAATAGTTTGTAGATTTGCATAGATGTCGAGATACGATTATATATACATCCACCATAAGCACTTTAATATAGGTGGTATGACTGAGGATGATATCCTAGACCTTGTTGGACTTGAGTTTCAAACTAAGGACATGGATAGGGAGTTTCTGACATATATAATTGACGAACAAGGAGACTTATTTTTTGATGACTACCACTATGAATTAGTAGACTCAGATGGTGGACTATTCAGCAAAAAACTACAGGTTGTAGAAGACGGACGCAAGCCATCAAAATTTACAGGTATTGTAATGTTTTATGGTAAGCCATACGAGAGCATGTATACATTTCAATGTAAGATTGTAAACGGTAAGCTGAAATACATCAAGCTGATATCAATAATATAACATGAGCAGGGGAATAACCAAATCAAAACTGAAACAGAAGCACCCTAGACTCGCAGAAGTCTTGGACTCGATAGAGGCAACCAATAAGAAGAAGCACTATTGGTTCTTTGCCAACTACGATGGTAAGTACACTACGCCAACAGGTGGACCTAGAACTGTTTCTCTAGGTGCAATCATAGATGTAATTAATGAATATGGCATGGACGTAGAAATTAACGTAGTGCCTGACCCTACTAAGAAGAGGCTCTGGGAGCCACTAGTCAAACCATAAGTTTCATAAGCAATACGCCCGGCTTGTCTAGGCTGGGCTTTATTTTTTAATCAATTAAAACCAATAAATATGAGCGAAGCAAAAAGAAAATCAGAATTTGGCATTTGGAAAAAGAATGTCAGAATGAAAGATGGTACATCATCTGAAGTATTAAGTTTTTCAGTTAATGGAGTACGCTACACTGCATGGCCTAACAAGTACAAGAGTAGTGGCAAGTCTCCTGACTTTAACGTGTACATTGATACATATGTAAAGCCAGAGTCTAACGAACAACCTGCTGTTGCTAACAACACAGCTAAGGTTGAAGACCTACCATTCTAAACTGAAAACTTACATTGCTTATGGTTACTATGTTTCAGGACATCACGTCCATCACAAATCCCTACGTCGTAAATCTAGAGACTGTATTAGAAGCTATCAAGTCCGGCAAGTACAAGGATAAGATAGAAGAGATACGCTCAGATATAGATGACGACAGAAGGAGGAAGCTAAAAGGAAAACTACCATGCGTTTTATTCTGCGGAGAATTTACTAATGGAGTTGAGAAAGAGAAGGATGGTATAAAGTATATATCATTCAGAGACGATAGGTCTCTAAAGAAACACAGTGGCTTCGTACCCATAGACATAGATAAGCTGGATAACATAGATGTAAGAAGGGAGGAACTAAAAAGCCTCCCATTCATCTATGCTTTATGGAAGTCATCTTCCGGTCAAGGTCTACACGGACTAGTAAAGATTGCAGACCCAAATAAACACACACAACATTATCGAGCTCTCTCTAATCACATTCCTGATTTAGATAAAACAGCACAAAACCCTTCAAGGGTTCTATACGTATCTTACGACCCAGATATATATATAAACGATAAGTGCGATACGTTCTATGACATAGAAACAGAACATAAAGCAGCTGTTGTGTATGGAAAGGGTGATGGCAATACTGACTATAGAAAGGTAGACATTGCTTGTAGAATGATACGTAACGCTCCTGATGGAGAGAAGCATAACACTCTACTTAGAGCAGCTAACCTTCTAGGTGGATTCGTAGCTACTGAAACTGTTGAGTATGATGTAGCAGAGTATTCTCTGAGACACGAGATTAGCAGGAGAAACGTAGACAACATCAACCTAGCATATTCTACTATTAAAGATGGATTGAAGCATGGAATGACCATGCCAATATCCAATATCGAGTTAGAGTATAAGGCTGCTATTGATGACTTAGGACTAATGGAGGAGGAGCTAAACTTCCTTACCAACAACAAGACTGATGAAGAATATATACACAACTTCAGACTTGGATTGATACCTCAAGGTCTACCATTTGGTCACTATGCACTAGATGAACACGTGCTCTTAAAAGAGGGTGAGTTCTATGCAATACTTGGTCACTCTCATATTGGTAAGTCAACACTTACATTGTGGTTCTTGTTCTTGGCGGCACTAAGGTATAACTGGAACTTCATGGTATACTGTGGAGAGAATAGTTCAGCATCTGTCAAGATTAAGCTAATGCAGTTCCTTGTAGGCAAGAGGATACAGAAGTTTACAGAGTACGAGCAGAAGCTCTCACTCAAATTTGTAGACGACCACTTCTTCCTGCTATCAAGTAATGAACTGTACAGCTACAAGGATATCATAAACCATGCCGTAAAGTTGATGGAGTATAAGTCGCTGAAAGGAATATTTATAGACCCATATAATTCCCTTAAGATGGAGTTGGTTGGTAACGCTAGTAAGTATACCTACGACTATGAGGCCTACAGTGCCATGCTTACATTTACCAAGAAGTATAACACTTCGCTGTTCCTTTCTGTTCACACTACTACAGCTGCACAGAGAGAGAAGGATGGTCAAGGTAATCAAGTAATGCCACACGCAACTGATGCTGAAGGCGGTAGTGCACTATATAACAGGTGTGACAACTTTATAACCATACACAGGAAGATTAAAGATAACAATGAGTTCATGTATACTCAAGTATCTGTTGATAAAGTTAGGAATGATGACACGGGTGGTAGGCCTACACATAGAGCAGAGCCTGTAATACTTAGAATGGTAGACAAGGTAGAATTTGTAAACGAAGATGGCACACAGCCATTTAATAGAGATAGAGAACTTTTAATTCACGGATATAAAGTATGAAGGGATACGATTTCATTATAGAGGACAGGGTTCCTGTGGTTGTATATGATACTACAATAGAAAGCATAGAAGAGAGAAAGAAGAAAGCCAAAAACTATGATTCGATAAAGAAAGCTTGTCAGGTTCTTGGTGTAGGACAAAATGCGATACGGATTGCCATAAGGAACAGGAGGAGAATATTCTCACCAAACTTAAAAAAAGAAGTAGCAGTTCGCTATGAAACAAGTAGGAAGTAGCCAAAAGAATTTCGATTTAGACCTTGAGTATGGTGAAGCAGGTGAATCAAAGCTGTTGTCTATACTCAATGGTGCTAAGAAGGTAGAAGTTAAGACTGATAGGCTAGCTCATGTTACAGGCAATGTAGCCGTAGAATTTAGATGTAATGGTAGGAGGAGTGGCATATCTACAACTGAAGCTGACTACTGGGCTTTTGTACTTTTAGATGGTAAGATTATAATCATGATACAAATCGATGAGCTAAGAGAAGTAGCTAGAAATAACTATCGTCTTGGACGTGTTGTATGCGGAGGAGACGGTAATAATTCAGAGATGATTCTTGTAAACATAAAACAACTATATGAAAGAAGTATTTAAGGACGCAGCACTACAGTCTGCATTTGAGAGAGCTGTAACAAGCTACGAAAGTTTTAGGTCTGTTGTTGCAAAACAGGTAGACTGTGCTAATCCAAGCGAGATTATTGCTCACATGACAGAACTTACAGGAGTAATGACTATCGGTGCTACATGCAAAGCACAGTTCCAATTCCTTACAGAGAAGCTATCTTTTCAGAAGATGATGAATCTAAACAACGATGACATGTCTGCAACAGAGAAGAAGGTTATCATAGCCTATGAGATTGGTGACTGTTCGTTCTACAACAACCTCTGTGAGTACCTTATCAAAGAGGCACACTACAAGCATGACTTGTTGAGGAGTGCACTCTCTTATTGTAAATCTGAAATAAATATGATATGATTACAAGAGAAGACATAGCTATGTACAATCCAGATGCCATCATGTGGGATGGACTAGATGAAGCTATAATAGGCATGACCACAAACGGTCACGTAGTATACGACATCTCTAAGATTCATGAGTTATTGATGGCTAATAGCGACATGACACTAGATGAAGCTATTGATTACGCAGAGTATAATATACTTTGTGCTCACGTAGGAGAGTTTACACCAGTTCACATGACAACTTTAAAATAGAAAACATGGCAAAGTATCAAGGAGAAAACTACGGAACCATAATTACAATAGAGTTAAGCAACGAGCATACAGCAGATGAAGCTGTTAGGGCTTTTGGCTGTATTATGAAAACACTAGAGTTTCATGAGATGTCTATTATCAATGCAATGTATAGATACGCAGACGAAAACACACCTGCTGAACCGGGTAAAATAAGTTTCGACTTTGAAGAGGATAACTAAACAATATAAGTACGGAGAGAAGTTCGACTCAAAGCTTGAGTTATACTTTTATGAACTCCTTAAGAAGGAGAATATAAAGTTTGACTTTCAAGTGACATATACCTTGCACCCATCATTCAAGTACAACAAAGCCACGGTTAGGGCAATGACCCTGACTGTGGACTTTGATTTTACAAAGCATGGTAAGAATATTATAGTAGATACAAAAGGATTCCAGAGAGCAGATAATAAATTAAAGTGGAAATTGATTAAGTATGTTTTGTTTCAGTCAGGGAAGACACCTGATATACACTTCCCTAAGAATCAAAAAGAATGTGGAGAAATTTTACAGATAATAAAAAAGTTGTAATTTAGCAAACAATCCAACATAACCAATATGCCTAAAAAATTTAGACCTAGAATCACGGAAGATGAGTATAATATTTTATTAGACATTAGAAGTAGACACAAAGCTCTAAGTCAAGAATGCGAAGCAATAGGAATACCAGTAGGAGATGTAAAACATTATTGGTATAAAGGTGAGAATTTCTCTATCAATGTAAAGAACCCAATTGTATCTTATACAGATGTAAAAGATATTATTGTAGAAGAGATGAAAATATACTCACCTAAGTACCCTGCTGTAAAGAGAGAGAAACATAAATCACCACATCTATTAGTTATAGACCCAGCTGATATCCACATAGGAAAACTTGCCGTAAAGTCAGAAACTGGTGAAGATTATAATCCCGGTATCGCTGTTGCAAGAGTATCTACAGCCGTTCAGGATATACTTGCAAAATCTCAGGGATTTAACGTAGACAAGATTATGTACATCATAGGTAACGATATCCTACATACAGATACGCCTAGACGTACAACTACAAGCGGTACTCCACAGGATACTGAAGGCATGTGGCACGAGAACTTCTTGACAGCCAAGTGGTTACATGTATCTGTTATCGAGATGCTTATGCAGGTAGCTGATGTATACGTACAATACGACCCATCTAATCATGACTATACATCTGGTTTTTTCCTAGCTGATACCATAAGTTCTTGGTTCTCAAACAGCAAACAAGTTACATTTAATGTTTCTGTTGCTCACAGGAAGTATTTTAGATACCATAATAACCTTATAGGTACTACACATGGCGATGGTGCTAAAGAGACAGATTTAGCCCTCCTAATGGCTCACGAGACGGGTGCAGATTGGTCTCAGTGCAAGCACAAATACTTCTACACACATCACATACATCACAAGAAATCAAAGGATTATATGGGAGTTACTGTAGAATCTATGAGGAGTCCTTCAGGACCTGATGGATGGCACTCTAGAAATGGATATCAACATAGCCCTAAAGGTGTAGATGCTTTCATACACCACCCCGAACAAGGTCAGATAGCTAGAATATCACATATATTCTGATTGTAAACAAAAAAGTTTGCAGAACTTATCTAGTTAGCGTTAATTTGCATTAGCAAGAATGGGTCATTGTCATACGCAATGATTCCGTCATCACAAGAAATATAGTCGATATTGAATTTCTGGATTTCATTCAGAACTGTCTCTGTCTCCTTTATTGAACAAACGTAGAGGAGCATATCTGACTTATTTTCTGTTGGACGAACTAGATAAATCATGACCAAATATATACATTATGCAAGAGAATGAAAAAGACCAACTCATTAAGGAGTTGATGGAAAAGAAAAAAAAACTAGAAAAGATTCAAGATGAAATTGCAAAGCAACTTAGAAAACTTATATATGCTAGATAACTATCATCAAGCTTTAGAAGAGCCTGACTTTCCGTTTCTTGAACGGTTAATTCTTGCGAGCTCAAGCTTTAACTTGCCTGATTTCTTATGACTCATATCCATACCATCACCATTGCCATACGTACCAGCATCTCTGTTGGCCTTATTAAGCTCTGCTCTATACCTCTTACGTTCTTTAGTTTTATGGTACTCCTTATCGTACGCTCTCTTCCTATCTATTGAAGATTTGCTCCACCCTTCATAGCTTGGGTGTTTTCCTGCATTACTGTTTTTTGCCATGTTTAGAGGCTTTAATTCTTTTCTCTATCCAAGCGTACATCTGCATGCTTAACCATATCAATGACATGATACTTACAAGACCATTCAGGATTGGACTGATAGATACTACGTTAAAAAACGCCAACCACGACAGTATCGTTGAAGGTATTCCCAAAAAATCTAGTTCGTGATTGTCCATTTTTTAAAATCATGTATTGCAAATATAAGTCAGTCTACTTTAAATATAGACTTCCATTTGTTGTCTTGCATATGCTCAGCATTTATAACAGCAAAAAGAACTGTAAAAGGAACAGCAAAGGCCAAGAAGTCTACTCCAAGTTCAAATCCAATGATGGTTACGATTGATAAAAGGATAGCGAATTTCATAGGTATAAGGATTATTTAAGAGATTTTAACATTTCTATCAATTTAGGATGTGGATACACATCAGACTTATCTTTTCTAACAGAATTGTGTGTATATATTCCGGGCTCATTTCTTAAAGCACGTAAAGATATGTCCCATATGTCTTCATTATAGTCTAAAGGAATATTATATCTCTTATTCCATAGTAATAAAAGCTCTCTAGTAGACTCTATTTGCTCATCGGTATAATTATGCCAGAACTTATAACCCTTAAATGGCTTAGACAACTCTATAACATCTTCAACTTCTTTATTTACATAGTTATAGAACTTACCATCCTTTTCTTTTACCCAACCCCAGTTACATATTTCTATGCCAATAGAAAACCTATCCAATGGCTTATATGGTATATTATTTTTAGTAAAGATATCAGTACTTAATCCTAAATGATATCCCCATTTCTTTGAAGAATATCCTTGAACTATTTCTCCAGATTGGGAAATAGCAACGCAGGTAGACACCCTTTCTTTATTATTTTCCCAGTGTTTAAATACATTTTCACCTGAAGGTCCTCCGGCAGTATGATGAAGATATACCTGTGTCTTTTTGAACTCATCCTGAAAGTATTGTGTTTCTGAAAACTTAACCTGCTTTATATTCATCTTTATTAGTATTTGTAAATTTTTCAGCAACCTTACTAATCGTTCCAAAACCTAAACTTCCTGTACATATAAACACAACAGCATCTATAAGGCCTTCATGTGGGGTAATCTCCTTATGTGATGCTGCACTAATAACTAGGCATACGCATAGAGACAAACCTGACAATACTCCAACAAATCTGTTTGAGGAGTAATTACCTTTCTCATCCCTAAATATTTCTAATATCCTCATAGTCTTATATTTAATCCTACACTATAAAATGGCTTTCCCCCACCTAGGCTAAACGAACCACTAAATATCTTATTATTCTTTAAATACATCACTGAAGGACCCAAAAATATGCCTCTTTCTGTTAAATCCATTCTAGAGCCCAAATAAAGCCCATTACGACGAATTTGACCCACGTATATAGTATCCCTATACGAAGGGAACATTAGGTCAGCAGAGAGCATCCTATTGACTATTGAATTACGGCTTATGGTATCCTCAATATATAGGTATCCAAACTTACCTACATCCACCGTATCTACGTATACAGATTTTGCATAATATTCCCTGAGTACAGAATCCATCATGGCAGAATCTAAATATGGTACGTCTACGTAGATAGTAGTATCCTTGATTAAGGTGTCTTTTGGCAGGGTAACTTTAAATGGTACATACTGTGTATCTGTTACAGTCCTGTATATTTCATATGACTCTCCTTCAATAACTACAGGCTCCTTATTCCATTCTACATACAACAGATAAGAAAGCACTAGAATCGTAAGTATAAATATTATATCTCTCATTGTACAAATTTAAGCTATTTTACAAAAAGGGGGGTCCTAGAAAAGACCCCCAATCAACAAACACATGAAAAACTATCTTATTTATTCAGCCTCCATAGGAATCACTTCTACTTCCTCTACTTCATCAGCCTCTACTTCTTCTTTAGGGAAATTAAGTCCTTCTACCCAACCCTCAAGAAATCCATATCTTTCAATACCTTCATGAGAAAATGTAAATTGGTAAAACTCAAAAGTATCATCTAATAGATTTCTAATATCCTTATTGAGTTTTTTCAAGCCTTCCTTGCTAAACTTATACCCACCCTTGTCATCAAGGATAAGTGCACCAGATTCATCTGTGTGTGCGTTGTCTAACCTCAAGTCTTCAAGCTTCTCATTGTAAGCCTCTAATTCTGCCTTAATTTTAGCTCCAATCTTCTGTAGCTTTTTTACACCCTTAGTGTTTTCTGCAACATGTTCCTTAGAGCCAGATAAAATGTTGATTGCATTTGCGAGCTGTATTAGCTCCTGATACGTCTTAGTTACTTTTGCCATGGTTTTTGGTATTTGTAAAGCAAAAATAGTGCCAAATTTGTTTTTTACCAAATAAAATAAACACAAAAACCCAGCATTTCTGCTAGGTAATGTGGGTTATTCTAAGGTAATAACTTATTGTACTGGAGCGTCTGGTACGATTACTAGACCTTTAGCAGCAGCTACATAGTCATCTACTACTGAATTGTCTTCTCCCCAATCAGCATACTCATCTTCAGATAGGGTGTAATTCCATCCCGGAACTACTTCAACTCCTTCGTCAGAAAGTATTCTGTTGTAGGTCTGTGCAGTTGAATCGCTTGTTTTAAAAGGAAGTATTGTAACTTCTAGTGTTGTACCAATTCCTACGTGAGGAACATCAATCGGTTGAATCTTTGCCATTTTTTATTTTATTTATTAAGGGTTATATCTAAATTCTGCGTAAATATTTCCAAATTGTGGCGATATAGTATCATCTCCATTTATACCTAAAATTGTAAGCCATACATCATCTTTTGCTCCAGCTGCCATATTAATCCATGATGTTACTAAGATAGTGTTAGTGACATTTACTGAAACACTAACCTCACTTGTTCCTATATCCGAATATGAAGAAGCCGTAAATGGTGAGCCAGATATTGCCTGATACCTTAATATAATTTTACTTGAACCTGCTCCTGCAGTTGCTTGTTTATTTACTATTAGCCTAACTTGATTATAAGCTGTTAAATCTGCTTGGGTAACAAAACCAGTAGAAGAATCAAAGAAACTCAAAGCAGAAGGCATAGCTAACCAAGTGTTTGGTGCTTCAGCAGAAAAAGTTATTCTTGTATTTCTACCAACAGATGGATTCGATGTTATAATATTACCTACACTATCAAAAGCTAAATAACCTTGAGGTGTACCAGTAAAACTTGATAAACTTGTATATGAATTAAGTTGTAGTTGGCCAGCACCATTTATTTGAAATTTCTGTGTAGAATAAGTATACATCCTTATTGTTGCAGGATTTAATACAGCATTTCTACCAGTTATAGAAATTCCACTAACCCATCCATTTGTAGAGCCAGCACTTATCTCATAAGAGTGTGCATCAAAAAATGTATGTATACAGTTTACACTAGATACATCATAAGTATCTAATCTACCATTTGTTAGATTAGCTGAAATCATTGCTCCAGTTCCTCCACTTGATAATGAACCACCACTAATTTGAACTCTTGCACTTGCTCCTGAACCACCAAGATGAAAATTGCCAGATGTATCAAGATTAAAATAAGTTGATGCACCTATTTTCATTTGTATAGAACCGCTATCTTCTGAAAATAATCTTAAACTTCCATTACCTCTATGTGATAAAATAGATGAACTATTTGGCCCTATACTTTCACGAATAATCCTAAATCCATAATCTGTATATGTAGTATCTCCTATTAAGTCAATATAAGCAAATCCATTTCCAGTTCTTCCATTACCAATCTCTAGTCCATACTCAGAGGCACTACCACCAAAACCTATTGTTACAACATTGCTAGTCTCTGATAATATACTATTTCCTATTGTAGTTCCATTAGGTGTAAACTTAGCTATATAGTTTATTGTTCCACTACCAGTTATACCAGTAATTGTTTCCCAAGTAGGTATAGCACCGAATGCGCCATCTCCAACCATTGATAAATATTTACGAGTAGTAGTTGTATTTGGTGCTAATCTCTGAGGAGCTCCTGAACTATTAGAATAAATCATATCTCCCAATGATGACATTGGATTACTCATACCACCTAATCCACTCAATGTATATTGTGGAATGTTTAATGCACCACTAATTGGATTAAATGTAGATTCTCCACTATTTCCAGTAGTCGTAAGTGTTATCTGTGTTTGTTTTCCGTTAAATGTAGTCCAATCAACTGCTGATAAAAACCCGTTCTGTAGGTTTGAAGCTTGTTGAATTGAGAAAACACCTGTACCATTATTATATATTAGTGGAGAGGTTGCAGACAAAGAAGTTAATCCTATTGCACCTGTTACATCACTAATAGCTATTGTTGACCAAAATGGAGCATCACTATTTACACCATCTCCAGTTTGTGATAAAAACTTTTTAGTTGTTGTTGTGTTACCAGAAAGAGCTAATGGAGCTCCAGCACTATTTGAATAAATAATTTGACCAAGAGAAGATGAAAAAGGATTACTCATACCACCCAAACCAACAAGAGTATAAGTTGGTATATTTAGTGTGTTTGCTATAAGACTAGCAGAACCATTACTTCCATTTGTAGTTACAGTTAATATTCTATTGTTATAAGCACTATCCCAATTAGCTTGTGATGCTGTAGTAGGCAATGAATAACCTGATGCAAATCCTATTGTAATATTACCGCTAGATGTTACAGCAGCACCTACAGTAAATCCTGTTGGGACTGTTGCATTTACACTTGTAACCGTTCCTACTGACCATGACCTGTCTGAACTTAAGTCTAAAGCAGTTCCGTTTATTGTCAATGTCCTAGAAGAAGTAACTCCTCCTAATCCTGATATTGTATAATTTGGAATATTTAATACTCCAGAACTATAAGTTGCTGCTCCACTAGAACCAGTCGTTGTTAAGCTTATTGCAGCTCTAGCTCTAGCATCTGTATAATAAAGGTTGCCACTCTCTGTTATGTTTGCAGTAGTAAGAACAACAGCACCAGTCTGTCCATTTACTGAAGTAATTGAGTCTACGTTTGGTATCTTCTCCCAAATACTACCATTAAATATAATCCAGTCTCCAACAGCCCAGCTTGATACACCATTTATATTTGTTGTACCAGCTGTTGTGACTACATAGTAATCACCTTGGCTACCAGTGCTTGATACTATAGTTGGTGTATTTGTAGATGCATTCCAAGAGCCTTTATAAACAGTACCACCCTGCAATCCATCAATCTGTCCTTGAAGCTTTCCAAAAGCAGATAAGATGCTATCGGATGATGTTATTGAGCCAGAGCTTATATTTAGTCCAGATAATACTTTTCCTATTACACTTGAATTTACAAGAGTAACCGTAGTTGCTCCTCCACCAGAAGAAGTAGCTTCTCCAGTCAATGATGTTATATATGTTGATGTTGGCTGGGTAGAAATATTTCCTGAAGCATCAGTAATTAAAATCCTTGTTCCAACACCAGAAAGATTAGTCAATGTTACAGCACCAGTAATCTTAGCAGCACCTGTAACTTGAAGTCTTTCTCCTGTGCTAAAAGTGCTTCCTAAAAGCAAATTACCACCTAGCCAAGTTGAAGTAGTGCTTGCGTTTCCTATCCAACTCCTATTTGATTCTGTAGCACTTATACCTATTGAATCTGCTCCTATAAATATATTATTTGAACCTGTTGTATTTGCTGATGCACCTGTTCCACCTGCTGAATTTCCTATCGCTATATTGAAGTTACCAGTAGTATTAGTAGTTAGTGCATTAGAACCAATAACAGTATTTCCAGAAATATTACCTCCACCCCTTCCAATAGTTATTCCCTGAACAATTAAATTACCGCTAAATGCAGCAATACCTTCAACATCTAGTGGATAAGTTGCAACTTTTCCTACGCCAAGTTTTGCTATAAAGGAAGCATTACCTAAAGAATCATAGGTAATTACATTATTTATATTAGAAGTCCTTCTCTGCTTATTCATTGCCATAGGTAATGCATTTATTATACAAATTTAAATAATTATTAAAGAACTCAATTTTAGATGATTGTAAGATTTAATTTAGAGGCAATATAAACATATGCAGCTTCATTTGAATTATCCCAGTCAATATAGTCTTGACCTTGAATAGAAATAGTTCCTACTGATAGAACATTACCACCTATCTCCACTCCTTCAGTATCATGTACTACAGCCTCTTTTAGCTCATATTGAAAAGTAGCAGAACTCGCCAAATTATCATAGGTAATTCTTGCATCAAGTTCGGATGCCTGTTTACTTTGACCGTTGTTCCAGATGCTAACTGGTTGAATGTTAACTCCCATTTTGTATTATATTTTTATTATTAATAAAATGCGTTCCAAGTTGTTCCATTATAACCGTAATGTTTATTATCTGTTGTGTCATATACTACTAATCCAGCAGCTGGTGTTGCTATTGCGTTTCTTTCTGTTGTTGTCATTCTTGGAGGAAGGAAACCTTGAGTAGTAGAATCAACTTGTAATTTAGCTGAAGCATTAATGGTAAAAGTATTAACACCAACATTGCCACTTGAATTTATATAAAATACACTTGTGCCGATTGTCCCAGCCGTTGCGTTTTGATATATTCCAAATTCATTCGCAGATGCAGCCCATAATGCAACTGCACCAGCACCGCTTGATTGTAATTCTATAAATGCATTACCTCCACTATTTCTAAAGTTCGCTACTCTTTGGTTAGCACCCCCTAAGTTACCACCTATTGCAGTGTACCCCGTTATCTTCGCAGTGCCGTTGACTTGGAGACGTTCGCCGCTGTCGGTGTAAGTACCTCCATTTTGTAATAATAAGTTACCAGTTCCACTAACAAAAGCACCATATTGTGTTGTGCCACTAATAAATCTTATTGTACTTGCAGCGGTTATTGATAATCCTCCTAAATTAGTTACTGTAAAACTAGCATCTCCATTATCAGCCGTTCCAGCCCTTGAGAGTAATAGTGTTACGTTACCCGGTGCTACAAACCTTCCAAGTGTTGCCGTTCCAGTTCCTTGAACATCAAGTTTATACGAAGGATTTGTACCAATACCAACATTACCATTTCTATATAATACAAGTTGATTATCTTGACCACTTGCTTGTAGTTTTAGATTTGTACCAACCCCATCGTCATTCGCATAAATACCCGTTGTTGTTGCAAGGGTAAAGTTTAAAGCAAGTGAACTTGTAGTACCATTTTTCAATTTTATTGTGTCTGTGAACTTCGCAGTGCCAGTGACTTGTAGACGTTCTCCGCTATCTACAGCAGCAGCACCTACTCTAAAGTTACCATTAGCATAAAATTTAGCTACCTCTGTTGCGTTTGTTGTTATGATTAAAGGAGTGCTTGTTCTTGTACCGAAATATGTTTCAGTTGCAGTATTGTTCCAAGATGCTACTCTTGTACCATTAGTCATTAAATCAATATTACCACCATTTGTAGCATTGTTTACTGCAAGTGTTGTATATCCTGAAATAACTGTTGGCGTGTATGTACCAAATCCAATATTACCAGAGGTATCAATAATCATTCTTATTGCTCCACCTGCAGTTGTATCACCTATAAAAAATTTATTTGAATCATTACCAGTTGTAGAACCTCCAATACCTAACGTCATTTCCCTACCACTTGCCCCAGTATTCTTAAAAATCATATAAGAATACCCAGCCGTTGAGGTACTTACGATTGTATGAGTCATTAACCCAGCACCAGTCAATGTTGTATTACCTCCAAAAGCAGTCGCCCCCGTCACCTTCATTGTCCCCGTCACTTGTAGCTTCTCGCCTGAATCGGTTGTGCTGCCGATTAGTAGGTTTGCATTGAAGAAGTTTATTGCAGTACCCCCCATATACAAGTTCCATCTACCAGTACCACTTGCTATATCACCATAAAATCCATAGTTGGTTGTTGCACCAGTTAAAGAAGAATCAGCATAAAATCCAAACTGATTGGACACTGACCCACCAGCAGTTACATTGCTAAATGTTGTAGACGCAAAAGTTGAATAATGCCTTATGTTTGTTAGTGCAAAGTTAGCAGAAGCAGTACTTGCATTAGTTTGATATAAAAATGCAGTAGATGTTACATCTGATTGAATAACACCATCACTTGCTATACCATATGATAAAGTTGCACCAGTTATATTTTTTGTTGCTCTAAATACAAACCCAGTCAAACTTGTACTCCCAATCCCAAATGACCCAGCCATATAGTTGTTGGCAGTGCCCTGTCCATACAATCCCCATCCGCTATTGTTGCTCCATTCTATACTTCTCCAATCAGCAGCAGCGGTTAGGGTTGGGTTAACGTATAAACCACGAGTAATACCGTTTGCACCTCCCGTTTGGTTAATAGTACCAAGAACTTGCAACATTGTGTATGTACCCGTTCCGCTTGTTGGTGCGTATCCGTGTGCTAAATTTAAAGTACCACTCGCTCCACTTGTTACTGTTCTTGTACTTGCATTATATCCACCTATTTGTACACCATATCCAGCAGTATCAAATGAACCAAATAAGATATTTAAATTCAATCCAGCAACATCAACAGTATTACCAGCATTGCTTGATACTATATAATTGTTTGTACTTGTCCCAAAAAATAAACCATTTCTTAAAATAGCTGAACCATCATTTCTTAATCTTAATAAGTTTGTAGATGCACTATCTTGAACAGTTAATCCTATACTCGCACTTGTAGCACCACTTCCCCTCATTAACGTATCACCAATCACTTGTAACTTCTGCCCCGAATCAGTCGCACCAGTGCCGATACCGAAGTTGCCAGTAGCGAATATTCTTGCACGTTCAGCTGGAGTGCCAGTAACCGCACCCATAAAAGTTAATGCGTTACTAAAACCTATTTCAGTTAAACCAGTTCCATTTCTATATCTTCTAAAATATCCATTAACAGTTGCTCCGTCTTCACTTAATGCAAATTGCATTAAAGTTGTTGCATCTATTGTCCCAAGATTACCTACACGAATTGTTGTAGCCCCAATGAAATCCTTTTGTACTTGTAAATTATCTGCAAAAAATCCAGTACCTTGAACTTGTAATGCTCTTGTAGGTGCATTTGTCCCTATACCCAATCTAAAATTAGTCGCATCCCAAAACAAGTTATTATTCCCAGCTTGTGTAGTCGCACCAGTGAAGTATGCAACTTGACCAGCAGCACCACTACCCGTTATCCCAGCATCTGCACTTGGTGCCCATATCGTTCCATTATATTTTAGAACTTGACCAGCAGTAGCACCAGCAGTATCAACATCATGCAGTTCACCAAGTTCCCACCCATTCATTATCTTAACATAAATCTTACCATTATTTTGGTGTGCATATTCTACATAACCAATAATAACAATATGATTAGGTCCAGTAGGCTTTATATTTGTAATCGCACCAGCAGTAAAAGGACTTAAATATAGAACATCTCCATCGACCCAAGTCTCTCCTTGTAAGGAACCTGTTGTATTAATTCCTTCAATCTGACCAACCGTCATTATAAATCCTTCTTGATTAGTAGGTATTGTTTCTATAGCTAATCCAAGTGTATCTGCACTATTATTATCATTATTAGCTTGAGCATACGCAATAGCTAATCTTTGCCCTTGCGCACCACTAACTCGAACTGCTTGATAAGCAGCTTTTGTCAATGTTGCATTTGGTGTAACTTTATTTACTACTCTTGTCACTAAATCAACACCATTCTTTAATATAACACTACCACCTTTTAAGGTAGTCTCACTACTACCTATCGAATCATTCCATCTTGTAGTACCAACAGTAGCTACTCCAGTTGGTGATGTATCTAATGTAAATTGACCAGCCTTAATCTCAAATTCACCCAAATCCACATTAGCAACAGCACCTGTATATGGTACAAACACTAATCCATTTTGCCATAAACCAGTAGAACTATTATAATAAAGAGCTTGTTTATTTACAAGAGGGCCTAAACTTACATCACCTAATTCTGCTAAAGTATTAACAGGATTAATCATGCTTGTACTAGGGTCATATATAGTAATATCAATGATGTCGTCTAAAAAAGCTCCATCATTTAATATAAAAGTATATTCACCTAATGTAGTATATGAATTAGTATTGAGTTTTACACCATTCAGAAATATATCATACAAACCTGAATCAAAAGGATAAGCTGTAGTAAATGTAGTCTGACCAGCTGTAGCTACAAAGCTTTGTGAATTCCTAACAGCTGCTCCGGGACCCACATTAATCCATTGACCTATAGCTGCATTATACCTTAAAAGCTGATTGTCAACAAGATTAGTTATAGTTACATCACTCAAATCATTAAGTACAGCAGAAAGTTGTACAAGATTATAAGAAAAGCCTGCAGCGTCAGAATATATTGGATTTAAAGCACCATAATCATATGCTGCTATTTTAGCAGCTAGCCTCTCAACTACTTTATCTAGCTTTTCTGTTCCTAAAAACAAATCATCAGCATATTCTACTGATTTCTTATATATAAAGATTATATCTCTCTCATAGTCAAGTGCCTCATTATCCTCAGCAAACATATTATCATATGCAATCTGACCAATTTTATACATGGTCCTGTCTGCCTTAAGAAGGATAGTTCCTATTTGTGGTGCTGTATATGCCATATTAATAGCCTAATGTAAGGTTATCTACAATATATTTTGCTCTATCAAGACATGCTTGAGATGCCTGAAAATCGTCATCTATAGCAGATTTCTGGGCTGATTCTTTTTCAATCCACAACCTCATTACATCTTTTACATATTTATAGTTTTTTTCTAATGAAGGATTTATAGACATATTGTAAGCAAATGTATAAAACCCACTCATTGTGTAACATACTAGTACAGCTGCATCGGTTTTTGTATATGTTGAACCGGGCTGAGGTGCACTAGATGTGTGAGCTAGAGTTATTTCAAAAGAGTAATCTTTGTCTATATTGGTAAACTCTATAGAGTTACCACTAGCAAATGGCCATACATATTGATTGTATACTGTAGTTCCTACAGTTAAATATGTACCATCCGACTTCTGTATTGTTAATCTTCTAGCTGTAAATGTACCCGTACCCTCTGTAGTATAAACAGAAGTGTCATTTACTGTAAACTTAGTACAGTCTCCTGTTTGGGTTACGGTAAAAGCTGTTATAAATGGCATAACTTAGTATTTATGCAAATATAACAAATATGGCTTACTTCTTGATATAACTATTGTCTGGCAGGTTAAATTTACCTTTGGTTACACCTAGTTTTACAGCTTGACTAAAGCCCGACTTATTCATAATATCATTGAGTTTCTTAGCTGGAACACCTCCTCTGATAGCAGAATCGTAGTAGTCTTTGATAATCTTAATCTGTTCTTTGTACTTATCTACAGCCTCTCTATAAGCATCATTAAGCTCGATACCCTTAACTCCAGCATCTTTAGCTCTTGTATATATGTTCTCTGTATTCCTCAATCCATCCTTAAATCCAATCTCACTATTCTTGTTAGTATTGTCTACATATATAAATGTCCTAAACTGCTTCTCAAGGTCAACATCGTATCTTCTAACAATCTGAGAGTAAGCTTCATTGATTGCCTTCTCGTAGTCACCTTTAGTATAGCTGTCAGCTATCTTTATAGAAGCTCCTACGAATCCCGGACCCATTTGTTTTGCAACAAACATTGACTTATCCTGCCACTGCTTCCAAGGCTCATCTTTAGGATTGTATATAGAATTATTTGGATTTGTCATCAACTTATTAAAGTTATCCAAAACAAAGTCTCTCTGTAACCATGGGTCTAATGCTTCTGACATAGACTCTGATATAGCTTTATTGAATCCTTCCTTATTGTTTATGTTAGACCAGAATGCATTCCATACTCTCTTCTGGTAGTTGTAAGAATCAAGAGAACCTATATCATAGTAACTAAGTTTACCATTAGCGAAGCTAGTAGGATACTTGTCTGTATTCTTATTCCAAGGTGCTACAAATCTCTGTATAGCTTTGCTATTCTCTCTTTCTTCATCATCGTCTCCATTCATTACTCCTAACATTCCAGTAAGTCCAGCTCCTGCAAGAGAGAAGCCATAGTAAACCATAGAAGACAATAATGAATTGTATGCTACAGCTCCAGCTATTCTAGATAGACCTACAGTCTTAAGTCTAGGGTTACCGCTTAATATTTCCTTTCTAGCCAATGCTAGAGCGTTATACTGAACCCTAACAGATTCTACTGGGAACGATAAGAAGTTTCCTAAGAATAGTACCTTACTAAGCACTTTTACCCCTTTAGGAACACGAGTAAATGTTGGATATGTATCCTTAACAATCTCAGATGCTATACCGTCTATATCCTTCTTTTCTGTCTCACTTAACTTATCATATGCTTTTTGATACTTAGCCTTAGCATATCTGTTTGATTCATTCACGAATCCTAATATCTTGAATAGGTCATCCTCAATCTGGTATGCCTTTTCTATAAACTTAGGTATCTGTCTTGTGACAACATCTTTTGCTGTTCCTGATACCTTACCAATCATAGCTTTATTCTTGCCACCAGCCTTATAAATCTCAGTCAAGAAATCATCTACATTCTCGTTTCTCTTAAAGTATTGCTTTAGTTCTCCTATACCTAATGTATTGTTCAATACACCATATCTGTTTAGCGTATCCATCATTCTCATTACATCCTTGTCATCACCACCAACAATAGAAGCTCTCATATACTTATAAGCTTCAGGTATATAGTTCCAGTGACCATTAGATATTGCAAAACCAGTGTTACCGATTACGTTTTTAATGTGAGTAGCAGGGTTATAAACAGTCTTGAATTTACGTACCCTACCAGCAATTTCTGTAATCAATAGCGGTTTGTCATTCTCAGCCTTTTTAAGAGCCTCATATATCTCAGGGAAGGTATACAGTCCATTTAGAGGCTCAAGGCCTTTAGAGCCTTCTCCTGCTATCTGTACGGTAGCATCTTCTGTCTTGTAATCAAATATAAATTTACCCATACCATACTCCTTCATAGAGTTAAGGTACTGTCTAGAAGATGTAAGACTTGCTATCTTAAATATAGATGCGTAGTAATTATATATAGGGTCAGTGTACTCACCCATTAAAGCTCTAAGCTCTGGAGACAATTCTTCATCAGATAGTCTCTTACCTAGAGATGCAACATTAGTGCTACCTGTAAGACCTCGCTGCATAACATATTCCTCAGCATTTGAAAGTAGCCCATTTGCTTCTATCCTTGCCTGCTTCATAGCATCCGCTTCAGACAATGAAGGGTTTTGTGCCATTGCTCTATCTACAAGAAACTTAAGTGCAGCATCTACAACAGTTTTATCTACGTTATTTAGTTTCTTGGCTACATTATCTATGTTAAGCCCCTTACCGTATAACGCTTGTGATATTCCAAACTTATCATTGTAGTCTATAGCCTCATAAGAACGAAGCAAATACTTACCTTTATTCTCTCTATAGTAGTCTATACTCTCTTGGCTATCTATAACACCTAGCTGTATTAGTCTTTCTGTTAGGTTGTCTACGTGTTGTCTTGCATTAGACAATGCAACAGCAAGGTCAGTAGGTAGATTACCCTCAACATCTTTACCAGTCATGAAATCCTCTACATCTTTCTTAGATACGCTATTCTTATATTTCTTAGTAAGTAATATAGCATCCTTAGCATACTTCTCAGCTGTTGCTAACTCTGCTGATAATTCACCTGCTTTCTTTTCTTTAAGTATAACTCCTTCCTTACCAAGTACTCCATATCTACCATATTCTTTAGCTGCTAACTTAGTTATACCTACTAAACCTTGTTTAGCTAAGGCTTTTGTTGGGGCTTTCTGGAACTGTGGCATACCTGCCTTAACAGATTGTTTGAGCTCAGGAGTTATATCTATTGCTGGTTGAATACCTGATGGTATTTTACTTTCAACAATAGTTCCTTCTTTTCCTGTAAGTTCTTTGACAACAGCTTTAGCTACTTTACCAACAATACCTACATTCTGTGCATCTCCATAGAATGCATTCATTCCTTTACCGCCAACCTTTAAACCATCACCTTGCAACCTTAAATCCCCAGCCTTATCTGCTTTTACTTTTTCTGCTATGTCCTTACCGAACATATCTTCTATCTCTTGCAATGATGTAGTGCCATTATCATCATAGGCAATTCTCTTTCCGTCTAAACCTAATGCTTCGTATTTATATCTATTATCTCCGATTCTGATAAAGTCAACTCTCTTGATAGATTTACTTAAATCATACCTTGCGTTCTGCTGTTCACCTGTAGTCCAAGCAATTCTATCCACACCTTCTTTAACAGCTTCCTTAAGTGCAACCTTCAATCCAAGCTTTACCCAAGCGTTAGTATCTGTTACAAATGGTGCTTTAGGAATTTCTTTAAATCCTTCTCTCTTACCTTTTTGTCCCCAATCTGACTGCACCTCTTCTAAAAACAAAACCTTCTTACCATCTGCATCTGTACGAGTATTCATCCTAAGATGTACAAGTATATTGCTATCATTTAGGAAATGATTTCCTTTAAAAATATCTTTACCCGGAAGTATTACGAGTCTTTCTTTATAGTCCTTACCACCAGACAATTGATAGTCTTCATATATACTGCTTATAAATCCACCTATAGGTTCTTCTATTCCATACCTATCTCCATCCTCTCTAGCAGATGCTACAAAATCTTGAGCCTCATCTAGTGTTTCAAATGAATCTACTTCTCTATCTGTTCTCATGTCGAAGACTTTATAGTCACCACCTCTTGTTTTCTCACTAATCTGAAGTCTGTTATCCTTCATAAACTTCAAAACATCTTGTTTAGAAACCTGTTCGTTAGGCTTCTTAGAATTTAACCAGTCTGCTAAACCTGAGTATACAGCTTCATCTGTCTTAAATCCAACTATCTCTTTCCACTTAGTTGCAGATGCATTAGGTTGTTTGAACTCATTAACCTTCTTAACTATAGGTGAATAGAATCCATTAACTACATCAGCATACTGCTTCTGATATTGCGGAACCTGTGCTAATGCTTTTGCTCTTTCTATAATTGCTTGAGGTTCTTTTTTAGTTCTTGCATACATAGAACCAGCAGTAGAAGTAGTTACAGGAACTGGATTACCATTTTTATCTACAAATCTAGCTTCAGGGAATACCTCGTTTACATAATATTTACCATTCAATACAAATGGCTCTGTTCCATGAAACTTACCATTGAATTGCTTATGTTGGAATTTACCAGACTTAGACCTATTCACAAAATCCTGTTCACTTATTGTTGGGTCTACAAAAAATCCAGTCATTGCAAATCCACCATCATTCAACTTCATCCCTTCAGTTTTGCCCTCAAGAGATTTTATCACATTCTCATCTCCGAATTTTTTATAAAAGTCTTTATGATTAAAGCCATCTTTATCTAATAAATCTCTAAGTCTACCACCCGGCTTATTCTTTGCATTACCTACTTTATTGTAGAATTGACCAAACAAAACTCTTCTCGCATCAAATCCAAACTTAGGCGACTTATCTTCATTATTCACCCTGTTTGATATTAATAGGTCGTAAATTTCTTTTTTAGTCTTTGGTGACCTCAAGTTTCCATTCTCTATTAAATTCAATAATTTATCTATAGAGTTTGAATACTTTCGTCCAGTATCATTCGTTTCTTTTATAGAATTGAAATAAGCTTCAATATCAGCCTTTGCATCTTCAGCAGTTATCTGGTTATTAGACAAAGCGTATGATAAAGACTTAATGAAATAGTCAGCACCATATGCATTACCAAACATAACTTCTGGAGCTTGAACCATAACAAATATAGCAACCGGACTACCCTTCATTTCAGGAAACTTCTCATCTCTAATTCTAGCTGCTTCTTGAACAGCTTTATAGAATGCTGTTTGTTTAGAATCCATTGAAGCAGCAAAGCCAATATTATCTTCTACATTTTGCTTTATAAATGTATATCCAATTCCTCCTTGACGAAGTATACCATTTTTAATACCTATACCAGTAGCATCTGAATTAATCACTACTACAGCACCTCCTGACTTTGAAACAATCTCAAACAATGTAGAGTTTTTCTCAGGTGCACGAAAGTCAATTCCTTTTGGAGCCCACTTTATATCAACCTTTCTAAATGCCTTGTCTCCACTTTTTACAAATTCAAATTGAGCTGGATTAACTACAGCAATATTACTAACCACAACTGGGTCTGCTGTAACATCACCAACTATTTCAGCTATATTGTCAAATGTTATTTCTTCACCAGTAACAAATTTCTCAGTAACAAAATTTGCAAGTCTTAATAGGTCTGATTCATTTTTTATAGTCATCAATTGTTTACTTCCAGAACCAATACCAATCCTACTTAACATATCAAGTAAGAATGCTTTAATTCTTTCGAAGTTTGATGGGTTTAACTGTATTCTACCATCTGCAATACCAGCAACAAAATCAGTTATTGCTTCTTTCTTCTGTGTTACATCTCCACTATATGTTGCCCTAGCCTGTTCTATTATTCTAGAAGCATCTGGTATTGATTCAAGCTGTGCAAAAAAGTCATTTATTAATTGAGGATTATTCGCCTCGATATAGTCAAGCACAGGATGAAACCCTTCGTGAAGAACAGTATCTGTTTCTAGATTGTCCATGTTAAGATGGATACTACCATCTGTAGCCATATAAAAACCTCTAGCTGTAGCGTCTTGTTGAGTTCCGCCTGCCGCAATTACTGCCTTCTCAAATGAACCATCATCATGTAGACTTATCTGTACATCTTGACCTGTAGTTCCAACGACAATACTAGATAGTGATTTGGCTACATTTCTAGCATCTGACAATACTTTTGATTGTAGCTTGTTAGGATTCTTAATCCTTACATCTGCTCCACGGTCTGTGACCCTACCATAGGTTGGCTCGATTTGCCTTGGAGAAACTGTTTCATTAACTCCAACTGCCTGTTCTTGGATAGGCTCTTGAACTTGCTGAGGTTCTTGCTGGGCTGCGAGTTGGGCTGCTGCATCGAGCTCTGCTTGGTGTTCTCTTGTAAGGAACTCTTCAAATTGTTCTTCATCTTTTAAGATTTCTTTTATTTGTATTTGGTATGCTAAGTCCTGAGCTACTTGACCCCTGAACTTCCTTCTCTTGCCAGCAGGAGTTGTAAGAACAACATTCATCACATTACCATTCTGGTCTAGACTAATTGCGTCTAGTGGATTCTCATTAGTATTCTTTAGTGGCTGACCTTCAATCCTATATCCCTGTGGAGTCTCTGTTACAAGCACTTCATCTAGTTCAATGTCATATGCATCAGGTAACTCATTCATTAACTTGTTTACGTTACCTATTTCTATGATACGATTTGTACCTATAATCCTAGCTTCAACAGTTTGACCTTGCTGATATAGAATAGCAGGCTGTCCCTTAACTCTAACCTTCTTGTTTAGAAGTGCTGTTATCGGGATGTCGTCCCCTTCTTCGCCGACGATATAGCGATAGCCAATATCTGCTTTAGAGGTCTCTTGGTCTTGGACTTCTTGAGTTCCCTGACGTTGGCCGATATCGCCTTCTGGACGTCCTTCTTGGACTTGCTGCTCGCTTGTTTTAGTGGCATAATTTTCTTTTTTAATTTGTTCTAAATCATATCTATTTTTTGATATCTCTTCTTTAGGGCCGCCTTCTAATGATTTAAAATACTTGCCATTTTCTTCTGTGTAAGTAAATACATCATTTGATACTATCTCTCTAATCTCATCGTTTATAGAAGCTCTCTTATCTTGAAGGAAAGAAAGCTCCTGTTCTTCAGAAGCTCTTAAGGCTTCGTCAATATTATTTATATATTCTGTCCTCTTATTAATTTCTTCATCTAGCTTTATCCTCTGCTCAATCTTTGGTATGGCTACAGCTTGTGATAATGCAGGAGTTCCTTCTGGAATAGTCTGCTTTATCTGTGCATACCTATTGGCATTATTCATGATAAGTTCTCTCTCTTCCTCAGAGAAATTATTCTCATCAAATGTTTTAGTTAGCTCTTGTTTAATAGCGTCTAAATCTTCAGGAGTCTTTGCTTCTGCAATATCTTTTAATAACTGAGTATTTACATTCTTACCAAATGCTACGTCAGCACCTGCTCCTAATACAGGTCCAAATATACCTCCAGCTACTGCTGAATTGACCACATTAGATATAAATCCTTTAGCTATTTCTTCTTCATTAAATACTTCATTCCCTTGTACAGCATTTGATGCATACTTTGCACCATCTTCTAGTGCTGCCTGTGCACCTTCAGTTCCACCTTCCACAAGTGCTCTATATCCTCCTCTTTTCAAATTACTTGTAAGTGCTTTTACTTCTGCAACAGCCGCTTCTTCAATTACATCAACAGCTCTCTTACCTGTTACGTTTGCTGTATTCTTTAATACATTAGCTATTACTTTTCTTTGTATGTTCCTAAATACAGGCACATCACCCACAATCTTATCTACTGCAAACTTTTCTAGAACACCATTAATTATACCACCAGCAAGTCCATATAAGTTTCTGGCTTTAGGGTCCATTGCGTATCCTGATTTCTCAATAGCAGAGTCATAATCATCCCAAGCATTCTGCATACCTTGAGCAACAAATGTAGCACCACCAGTAGCAGCACCTAGTGCCATATCTGTAGCAATACCACCAGACATTCCGATTAATCCTTGCAAGTCTTTAAGACCAATACCATCCATTACATCAAACTGACCTTTCAATGCAGCTTCTTCTTGTCTGGTTGTATATCCAGAACGAATAACATCAAAAGCCTGTTCTATATTTTTCATTGACTCCTTTGCAGGCTTTAGTCTTTCTTGTATAGGAAGCTGTTGGAAAGCCCTAGCAGACTCAGCTGTTTTACCAATATCTACAGGAGAAAATTGATAAGGAGTAATAGGTACTGAAGCTGGTAGTTGTGTAGCAAATTTTGCTAATGTTTCAAAAGAACCAACAATTCCGTTATATAGTGTAGAAAGGGTTTTGCCAATCTCACTCTTATCTTCATCTACTGCTTTTTGATATTTTGCTTGCTTAGGCTCTTCTTTGGCGACTAAAGGAGTCATATATTCTACCTGCTGTTGAAAAGTAGGTAATCCACCTTTTGGCATTGCCTTAGCAGCAGGAGCTGGACCTGAAGGAGCTATCTTTCTCTCAAAATCTTCAAATGTGCCTAGGTCATACGCTTTACCAACAGTATTGTAAAGAGTCCTCCTTTTTGTCTGGTCAGACATCTTAGACTTAAAATCCTCGAATGACCCTAAATCGTATTCGCCTGATAACGCATCATAAAGAACTTTTACTTTGTCTGGCATCTCCCTAATTATTTATTTATTAGAATCCCGATATTTTCTTCTTTTCAGCTTTTTTAGCAGCTGGTTTAGCTGTTGTCTTACTAGACTTTGGTATAGATACTTGACCAGACTTAAATGTTATATCTGGATTTGCCGTAACTATCCTAGTATTAAATGCTCTTGGCTGTAACTTAAAGTTTGATTCATCTTGAAGTGTTACATCAAAGTATGGTTCAACTTTAGTTTTACCACCACCAGATATATATTTTACAGTTTTGATTGCAGATGACTTTCCTTCAGAACCCTTCATGTCAAATCCAGCAAATTGGTTAGTAACATCTGTACCTGTGAAATTTACCATACCGCCTTCTTCAGCTGCAACAGACGGTGTCTCATCCATTACAGATTTAATGATAACAGATGGATGGAACTCAGTTATTTCTGTGGCCTTGCCACCAGCAGCTCTTCTTTCTTTCTGAGCTTGAATAGTAGCCCTATCTTTTACTCTATTATATTCATTTTCTGCGGCAGATTTATCAATAGTCTCTGCCTGTTGTTTTTTTCTATAGAATGTTAATCCAAATACCATTTCAGGAGTAACATCTGATATTCCTGTTATATTCGGGAAGTACTCTTTAATCTCATTAAGTCTTCTAATAGATTCTGGTGAACCATTATTTACACCTTCTTTAAGAAGCTCGTAGTCTGCTTTTATAGCATTCGCTAATTTGGCATTAGAGCTAGCTATCTTAGGCAATACTTCTATAGTTGTTTTAGGGTCTCTACCAGAAAATTTAGTTACTCTTTCGCCATACAATGTGTTACCATTTATATCTTTCATAACAGCAACTGGCTCTCTTTTTGTATCTATATCTTTAATTCTAGCATCTGACAAATCAAGTGTCTTATTGATTGCGTCAAAGTCTATTTCTGAAGCAACTAATGGGTAATTATAAGCTGAAGATATTTTAGATGTATCTATTTGAGAAATTGGGCTAGTGTTAAGTAATGCAACTGTACCGCTTATTTCTTCAGGAACATCATATCCTTTGAGTCTTGCTGTTTTCATGTATTCAGCATATTCTTTTTGAAAACCTGCTGCTTGCACAGACTTAGCGTATATATCATTTAATCCAGATAAAGCATTATCTAATTGAGCTTTAGCAGCAGCTAGCTGTTCAGTTGGGGCACCACCAATATTTAGTTTAGTAAAAGCGGTAGCTGATTGTTTAAATTGGTTATATGCTTTTGTAAAGTCAGGAATGTCCATCTGCCTTAATTTACCCGGCTGATATGACTTCAAAAACTCATTAGTACTTTGTTCGGCAAAAAGGTCTAGTTGACGCTTTCTTTGAGCTGCCATTTCAAGTCCTCTGTTAATGCCTTTTGAGAATCCTGATACATCTACAAAAGATGGTCTATAAGTTGCCATTTAATCTTATTTAGTAGTTTTCTTTTTCCCTATATTATCAAATGCACCAGTAAACATTGCTGTTCCAATAGAACTACCAAGACCAGATAATGCATTACTAACAGCAGCATTTGCTTCTGCTCTTCTCATCCCCCAATAGTCAGCAGCCTCTTGTTGCTTTCTAAGTTCATCTTGATACTTCAATCCTCCAACCTGCATAAGAGCCTGATTAGCTCTTTCCTGATTAGCCATCATAGCTTGACCCTCCATACCAGCAAGTCTAAGACCAGCATCTTGCCCTGATTGTGCAATATCACCAATTCCTGCAAGAGCAGACCTTCTACTTCTTAATGCACCAAGTTGTGACGCTTGATTTCTAGCAGCCTGTTGTTGATACAAGCCAATAGCAGCAGATGGCAATCCCATATTAGCTTGAGCTAATCTGTTTTGTAAGGATTGAGTAATCTCTCCCGGAAGTCCCATTTGTTGAGACCTCTGAAAATTTCTCTCTAGCTCTTTGCTAGCTCTTCTTGCTTTACCGCTGAAGATATTGTTTTCGCCAAAAAAAAGTGGAGCAGCTGATGCTGCCATACTAAGTCCGGCCATGATTGCTGGTAGTGCCATAACTATCTATTATAAAAAGGTTCTAAAATTGATGATTCTATATAATACAAATTTACGAATTCATTGCCATTAACTGGTGATAATTTAATTCTTAGCCAGTTTCCCTTCAATACGTTACCATTATACAGCCCACCCGTGCTCGCAGCATCCCTCTTAAACGCTACGTGTATCTTATCATCCTTAAATATAAAGTCAGATGGTTGTAAGCTAGAAGTCTGAGACAGGTTGGTTGTTATATCTCCAGCTGTTGCAGGAGCCCATACTTTATTAGCCAACATCGTCAAGGTATTATACCTCTTCTTTATCTGAGGGAACTGATTCAATAAAAGAGTTAGAGATGGCTTATACTGAACACCGTAGAAATTACAATAGTTTGTAGTATTATCATGAGTATACAATATTCCATTCTTCCATGATATAACCACATTTTCTGCTGTTGTCATCCATTCTGGACTAAAACTATAAAATGAAGTATAAGCGTTTCTGAACTCATTAAAGCCAAAAGTATATGGCTGGCTCTTATCATCTCCAGCAGCACTCTCCTGCATACAGGTAACAAACTCCTCGTTAAATTGGTCGTATACGCCAAGTATCTTAGCCTTACCCTGACCAGTAATATTATTTCTTGTCTTATTATACTTAACTATAAGTGGTGTTAGGAAGAAGTGAGCCTTATACAGCTCTGTTATTGGAGTAAGTCCGTCAGCACTTAGTCTTACTTGACAACCTCTAACTGGGTCTGTGAAGTAGTCTGCTTGAGCAGATGAAGCTAAAGAACAGAACTGACCCCCTATGCCATAGTCTCCTAAATAATACTGAATCTTATTGATAATCTCAGCACTCTGTGATAAAACCCCATTACCATCAACAGTCTGTACTACGTTCTGTAATACAGGTACAACTCCACATGCCCTATTTTGAAATACCCTAAGCTGCCTACCCCTAATCTTCAATCTTTGTATATCTCCTTTCTCTCTATCGTATTCATCAAAGTTTGCTGCATAGAACCTATTTGTTAGGTTTATATTTGTACCAGATTGATAATCAAGAGAATATCTAACTAAAGTAGGATAGTATTCTTCCTTGGCATATTCATCAACAACTAGAGGTCTTCCATTTCCATCAAACTTAGAATTATACTTGTCAGACATTGATTTATCTAAAATCCATTGTCCTTCTCTTAATCTGCTATATATATCTCCCCTAAAGAATTTAAAAATAGCTGGTAACGTACTTGTTTGAGATTGAACTGAACTGGAATGATATCTGTTTACTCCATCATTAATAACAGAATATGTTTCACCAAACTCATAAAATACCTGTGTTTCTTCGTTGGAGTTTATAGTAGGAGAGTAGACTTCTATATAATATATCTTATACCCGACTGTTCCAAAGTTTGTCATAGTTAGAGAGTCGTATGGTATTTTAAGCCAAGTCCTATCTCTGGGTGGAGGTGCAGATGTTGTGATATCATTACTGTTAACTATACTATAAACAGGATAATCTGATACAGTTGCCGTGCCATTTTTTAATCCAATTATACGAACCCTATCACCTTTTGTAAACCCATATGGAGAATATCCTGATTTATTATTTTGATAGTCTGTTATATCTAAATAAGCATAAACAGATGCTGCATCTTTGTAAGTATCTGAAGTTACTATAGTTTTAAATTCAGACACAGTTAAATTAGTAGTTCTTACAAATGAGAAGTATTTAGCCCATGATGGAGCCTGATGACTTACACTAAATTCAATAAGCGGTATAGTTAACTGTGTACCAGACAAGTCAGAAGATGATATCTCCGGAGTAATTACACTCATAGAGTCAGACGTAGTTACACCATTTGTTACTCCATTCTCGTCAAAATAACATATACCAAAAGAGTATCTTGACTTATGCTTATAACAAGCTGTATTTACACCTGTTGGGTCAGCAGGCAATGTTCCTCCACCAGCATATGTATATACAAAGTTGTATGAATCAAGTATCCAAGCTTTATTCACACTATTAAATCCAATCTTAACACCTCTTTTTCCATTAAATTCACCGGGTTCTACAAGTTGCAAAGCAAATACTGAGCTAGCTAAACCATAGTTCTGTAGTGTTACATTAGAAGTAAGTTGTGAAACAAGTATAGTCTCTAAAGATGCTAAATTATTTTGTCCAGCAGTTAATGTTGGTATGCTTATTGTAACGGTAACAGATTCAATACCTGCTCCTATATCTCTTCTAAATGATAGAGAAAATGTATACGAATCTCCTACGTTTGGAGTTCCATTAAATATTATATAGTGATTTCCGTTAGTTGCATTATATACAGGATAATACGAGAACGTATACCTATTATAAGATGCCATTGTAAGATTATTTGTCGTGTTTGTATTTGCGACAAGACTTAATGACTGTGTTACTGAAGGCGTAATAGATGATGTTCTTCCCTCTGTAATACCACCATATATCAATGTATTACCATTTAAAAGCTCCTGTGTATTAGCCTTAATTGGAACATAGTCAAATAGTTGACTGGATTCTGCTACATCAATACTTGGATACGCCTCAGTATTATAGAACTTATACTCATATTCTGAATTATCTGGTATACCATTCTTTATAATTGTTTTTACAAGAAAAGAATCAGAGAATACATTATCAATACTTTCCCTAGCCACAATTTCTATTGATTTTACATCAGCATCACCTGTCTGATATTTTATTGATATTCTATTGTTTTTAGTATTACTTATTTCATTTGCAATAGCATCAACATCAGCAGGTGCAAATAATCTACTCCAAGGACTAAATGTAGACTTTGTATTGTCTTTATACACCCATCTATATCTAAACTGATATAGCTTACTTCTTAAATTATTAATATTTGTAGAAATGTCATCTTCATATTTACATATAGGAGATAAAAGAGGCATTGGCCTAGCAACAGTCAAATACTTCTTTTTCCAGTTTCCATTATATGTCTTATTTACAGCTTCAGCTTCTTTTATATTCAACTTCATTGGAGGATTATTCCTGTCTGTCCAGTGAAGTATATCCCCATCTGTTTCTGTTCTATATAAAACATTTATAGATGCTATTGGATAATCTGGGCTGAAACTAAATAGAGGTTCAGTAGACAAAGAATCTATTTTAGACATCAGCAAAGTGCTTATAGTTTTAGTTATTGTACTATAAACAAATATTGCATCAAATCCATTAGAATTATATACGAAGTAAAACAAACGTTGCTTCAACTCATCATAGTAAGAACCAATACATACATTATTTCCAGCCTGAAGTCCTACATTTGTAATAGCTTGATTTCCCGGAATACTCTCAGCAGACATCTCTCCCGGATTACCCTTAAATAAAACATTAAAGGCTTCCCTATGGTGAGTTGACGGCATGCCCTCATTTGGGTCATCCAAATTCATAACTCCTGAAAACAATTTTCTTTCAATCTTCATCTTATGCTTTTGCTACGAGTTTTTGACCCATCCTGATAACTTCATTGGCATCCCAAGGAGTTACAGGGTTTACTCTAAGTCTTGCCAACCTTTTCTGGTTGTAAAATTCTTTTCTTCTAAGCTGTTTCTCGCCCATATTCACTCTACGTCCAGATGGCAACATTTCAATGTCCTTCCAAGCAATATATGATAAAACAGCTTCTCTAACTTGAATAGGAATCTTATAGTCTACATCATCTGCCGGAGATGATAAGTATTCCATAACAACATAAGTGTATGGAAAATTATTATCTAGATAAAGAATTCCTTCATCTTCAGATATATCAAACTCTCCAGCAGCATTTAATATTGCTCCAGCACCAAATATGTTTACATATCTAGCACCATCAAAGTAATTAACAAACGCCAAATCTTGTAACCTATAAGAATTAGTTTCTGTATTATCCGTGTTATTAGATAGCCTATCATTTTGGTCAATCTTATATGCAGTAAGATTAGGATTACGTCTAAGAGTAGAAACCTCACCATCCGAATTAAATACACCAACTTTTGAAAACCCAACATAATCAGATGGAAGATTTACAGTTTTATTTGCGTTTACTAATAGTTTTACTGTTTTAGGAGTTGCGTGGACATCCATTCCAACTTCCTCTACACCTCTAACACCAATAGTCCAGAGTCTTCTAAATTCTGCTGTAGTAAGCTTGGCTTGGTCAATATATTGATATATAACCTCAGCAAGACCTAGCCATTGTGCGGTATCCATTGCCATATTATTTATTTAGTATCGAGGCCATCAGAAGTAGTATCTTCAGGCATCTGTTTTCTAATTCTTAATTGATTCATTATCCAGTTAATCATATCAGATATAAACTCAGGTGGAACATTAAGTTCTGCAGTTTTATCTGAATTTTCAGCTGTTACCATTCTCACAATAGCAAATTTTCCAACTAGGTTTACATAGCTTTTAAACCAAAGCTTATTACCTTCTGCCCAATAAAATATTTTACTAGGAGGAGTTTTAACCTGTTGAATGTAATCTAACTCACGAGGGGAGATAGGAATTGGGGCTTTTGCAAGACCTGTGTTTACGGGAAATGTAACCGTAGATATCCCATATCCTCTCGAAAGACCCAATGGTGGGTGGGGTAACGTAGTAGAGTAATATCCAGTATCGTTATCTTTAACAATAGCCAAATTCTTAAATGTAGAATAGAATGCATCACCAATGCTTTCTATATCGTCTATTTTTATAGAGTCTGTATAGTTTACCTTAGCAAAGTATGCTATAGCTTGATTAATGTATTGATTTACCTCATTCTCAGTAAGATTTGCATCGTCACTAGGAATTCCACCATAGTACATTCTTCTTATCTGCTCTATGAGTACCTTCCTTGTCATAATCCATCATTTTTTATGAATTGTGAAGCTCTTACGAGGTCACCATCTTTCAAGTTAATTCCAATGATTCCAATTGCCCTATATATAATCTCGTATAAGTCAGATTCTGCCCACTCAATGTCTGCGTTAGCAGCAGGAAGGCTATTAGCAGCATCATATACTAACGCTCCAGTATAAGCCCACTTAAGCTCAGAAGGGTTCCTAATGTAGCTTAATTTTGCTGTAGTTAGTGTACTTGGATAAAACTTATAGTTAGCACCAATTTCATAGTATATTGGCTCTGTACTTGATGGAGCATCAATAGCATTTCCAACAAAAGAAGATATTTTATCTTCTGAAACATATCTAACAGCATAGTCATCGTCAACAGTTCTTATAGCAACTGTCTTATACAGATTAGCTGGCTTAGAAGCTGTTTGTGATGTTATAGTGAGAGTAGACTCTATTAAAAAACCTGATAATGTATCAGCTATAATTGCTGATGTTGACATACCTACTGGATTCTTTGGGTTTCTATTAGGACCACCTGTATCATCAGTCAAAAAAGACAGATATTGGTTTTGAGCCATATTGATAACCATGTTGAAGTCGTCGGGAGACAGATACGTCCCCTGATACTTGTCTACTAGGTAAGAGACAATTTTATATACCTTATCTATAGTCATAGTGCAAATATAAACAAAAATCCCTCTGCCAAGAATGGCAAAGGGAATAACCAATCAAACCATATGAAACACGAAGCTATGTTAGTCAGCCATACTTTTTAGCTGCATATAAAATTCTTTACCTTTCTCTGTTAAACACAACTCAGCCAAATGTTTGACCGCATCTTCATTGTCTGGTATTTGGGAAATAAACTTCTTTGTATCTCCCCAGATTGCCTGACCTTTGCTTGTGCTTAAATCAATTAAGTTTAAGGCAATTGCTTTCTTAATTACATATTGGACTTTAACAAGTGGGTTATTATAAGTATTTATAAAAGTATCAGGGTAGCTTTCAGCATAACTCAAATAGTCTACCCTAATTGCCTTTTCACCCCTGTTCTCACCAAACTGATTTTTCTGTCTAACTCCTAAAAACTCAGCATGTGGATACATTATCTCAACAGGAGCATCCATTGCTAGTTTCATTGCAGACATTCTAACTTCCGCCTTATTGATAGCCTGCTCTTCCTGTTCTTCAAAATTTACTATCGTATATACTGGCAAAACATGCTCCATTCTGTTCTTCTTCTTATTATACATATTACTGCTAGTAAGAAATTTAACTAATGATGTTTTGTTAGCAGGTACTCTAAGGATACCATTTACAAACCTAATCTGAGGCATAGAGTTCTTTTTATTATCAGAAAGATGCTCTTGCTCATCAACAAAAATAGTATTTACACCCTCTAGGTATCTTATATTTCTTTCTGTCTTGGTTTCTTCATCAAAGATGATGTCCGTATTTCTTAAAAAGTAATTTTCTGGATATGGACTTTTTCCGGGACTTGCGTAGTATACTTTATTCACTAGTTGAAATATGTATTCTGTTGGCTCTCTCTTCTTAGGTGATTCTATTACTACGTTAGGGAATTCTGAAACTTCTACATTAGATACAACATCTACTATGTTGCCATTTTCGTCTAAAGTCTTCTTGTTTTGCTTTGCCATGGTTTTATTTTTTGGTTAACGCAAAGATAGTAAAAAGCCCCGAACAAAATGTTCAGGGCTAATTACTGTTATTAGATAATTTAATCCAATAATTATCTTACAGTGATGTACTGGTTTGCACCAAATACTTGGATACCACAGTAAGACATATGATGGACATTCAATTCCATTTTATCGCTGGTTGGAACCTTAGCAAGAGCACCAGTTTCCCAAACCTTGATTTCTTTACCCGGCTCAACTTCATTGTAAACAATACGAAGTGAAGGGATTTTATCGCCACTCTGTGCATCACGACCATCTTTCATAGGAATCAAAAGACCACTATTCTTATAGTACTCAGATGCAGGAGCAACTCCATAAACAGCTTCTGCGTTGAATGGAAGGTACTTCTTAAGATGGAAAGTAATACCATCAATCTTGATAGAATCAAAACCATACTTAATAGCTACTTCAGATGAACCACCAACAGATGCCCACTGAATAGCACCAGCTGTATAAGCTGCAAACAATCCATCATCAACATAAGAACGCATGTAAGAATCCATCAAGAAATGGTATTCTTGAGCACCACCGTTGAAATCAGCAAGACGAGCAAGAGCGTGGAAATGGGTAATACCAAAGTTTGACGCTTGGTCCCATGCGCTATACACTTGACCACTAGCTTCAACTTGAGGGATAAGACCTGTAGAACCTGTAGCTCCTTGTGGCTTACCGAACATCAACTTGAATTCTTTGTTGTTCATGAAACGACGAACAGACTCATCCAAACCTTTATAGGTGTAGTAAGGTGAACCGTTTACTTCGAACCACAATTCTTCAATTTTAGCTCTATCACTGATAGTAAAATCTTCACGAATCTCAGTTGTGTAGAACAACTTCTCTTCAGTAAGTTCTGCGATAGTGTCAAACTTAGTAGATGCTTCACCAGCTTCTGCAATACCTCTAAATACTAAGAAGTCATTTGCAAGCAATGTAGCATTGATAAGCTCTGTGCTATCAAATGGAGTCATTACGAAAATGTTCGGATAGGTAGAGATGCTAGTAACCTTGTACTGCTTACCATTCTTTGCATTCTCAAGAACCTCACCTACACGGATTGGACTTCTAGAGCTAGAAATAGAAGAAGCATCAATTGTTACAGTAGCTGTAGCTCCAGCTGAAGCACCACCTGTGAAAGAAGCAACCTTCACGTTATCATGAAGCTTACCACGAGATTCGAAGTGACCGAATTTTCTTGAAGGAACTGTAGCCTTCATACCCAATGCTTCAAGCAATTGAGCGTAGTTTTGTGCACCGTACTTATCAACGAATTGGTTGTAGTACTGAGGCTTAAGGATAGATAAGTCAGAAACAAACTGGCGTTGTACGCCTGCGTTGTTTGTTGAAACACCACCCGGTTGTAATACTGGCATAGTAATTTATTTTATTTTGTTAAAATTTAAAGTCTAAACATTGTACTTACCATTTCATCATAGTCATTTGTGTTTGCAGCACTTGAAGACCTTGGCTGATTACTATAGTCTATATTCTTCATACTCTTAAGGATATCAGCTTTCGCTTTAGACACAGCCTGTGTCACCATTGACGAAAGAATCTTATCCCTATTCTGTAAAAAGTATACATCCTCAGCCAACTGTTTAGTATCGTATCTTCCATCCTTGAAGTAACGATTACCATAGAACGTCTCAAGGTCGAAACTTTTCAGCACGCCTTGAAGGCCAGCCTTGTCTTCTTGTGTGATGTTATATTTACCGTCAAATTGGACATCCTCGTCCTTATAATTGACTGCAAATCCATCAAAGTTTCTAAGTCCATCATCAATGCTCGATTCGAACACCTTTCTGGACTCTTCATAGGCTAACCTTTGTTCTTCTTGTTGTCTTGTCAGATACTTGTTTATAGCATCTTGCGATGGTTCTGCACTTTGCATCTGACTAAGAATATCTGGAAAATCAATGTCCTGTCTTAGTTCTTGGAGATTTTCTTTAGCTTGACTAACCATCTTCTTCATTTCTCTCTGAATAGCCTTAGTCTGCTTCTCCAATTGTTTTCTTTTGCTGACGATTTCTTCTTCTGTTAAGAGGTCTTCATCAAAGTCTTTCTCTACAGTAAACTTTAATTGAAACTCTTCCTCAATTTCTTCAGGAGTTAACTCTGGATATTCATAAGCCATTTGTAGCTTAATAACATCCTCGTCACTCATATCGTCAAGACTTGAAAGAACTTTTTGTTCATAAAGCATATCAGCTAAATCTGATATATCTTTATTTACAAGCTTGTCATAGATAGTTTTTGAGAAGTCATCCTTCCATTCGTAGGATACTGGCTCATTAACTGCTACTTCTTCTGTTTTTGGTGTAGCTTCTACAGCAGGTTCTACATTTGTAGGCTCTGACTGTGCTACTGTGCTTTCTTCTACTACTGCCTCTGTTTGTACTGGCTCAGACTGAATAGGTTCTGAGTTTTCTTTTACATAGGAGTTCGAATCAAATGGATTGAATGTTTCTGACATGGTTGATTATTTTTACAAAGATATAAATTATTGTTGCATTTCTTCAATATCACCTTCTTCTGCCATCTGCTCATCTTCCATTTGCTGCATAGCCTGTTGTTGCATTATCTGCATTTGTTCAGCTTGCTTCTTCTGGAAATAGGCATCAACAACAGCTTGTAGTTCTGGACTGAGTGGTTTACCTAACTCATAAGATTTCATTAATATATCTTGTACAAATTGTTGTTCAGATAAATCCTGTTTCATCTTCATCTCTGTCTGAGTAACAGCTAATTTACCTTGTGCCTGCATTTGTTCAAGCTGCATATCTGATTGCGCCTTAACCTGAATAGATTGTTGCTGCACTTGTGCATTCATTTGAGAGTTAGCTTGTGCTTTCTCCATATCCTCTTTAGCCTTCCTTTTCTTTGCCTTAGCTAAATACATCTCAGCGAGTTTAGTGTTTTTTATGCTTCTAACCCTAAACGCATCCTCAAAATCTATAACACCAGCAGAAAGTGCTGTCTGAATCATAGCTTCAATAAATTGTCTCTCCTTATCATCTGGAAGTATATTTATTTTAACATCAAATACCTTACCATCTATATCTTGAGGATTTAAATATTCTCTATATTGCTGTCCTCCATATAATACTGAGTCATAAAGTAACATAGAAATCTTAAGTGCTGTCTGCTGATAGATAGATAAGAATGAATCATATATAAAATCAGTAGCATTGTTAGATGCTGCTATCTGCTGCTGTTGAACGCCAAGTCCAAGCTTTGGATTTACAGAAGCACCTTCTCTATATTCATTTACACCAATCTCATCACGTAATCTGTCTAAGTAGTGGTTATAAACCAAGATAAGCTCTTGAATCTGTCCAACACTAGAACTATTAGGAGCTTCAGAAATTGGTAGTCCATTTTGCTGGTCTCCATCCTCTGTTCTCCTTCTATAATATATATTACCAGTTTGGTCGTATATCTTTTGAATTTCTAGTGGGCTTATATTTTTACCTTGACCAAGACTAATATCAGACAATGAGTCGATATCTATAATCAGACCAGAAGGTCTAAGTTTAGCTATAAGCTGTTGAATCTTAAGGTGAGCCAAAGTCATCTGCCTTATAGAAGTCTCCATCCTTTCAGGTAGAGCCATGTTTATAAGGTCAAGATTCTCATACATATATAGAGAATAACTGAAGTGTACCTCAGACATTTCTTTAGCCGTATTAGGCTTAATCATGTTCTTAAGTATACCCCACTCCAACATTAAATCAGTACCCATAACATATACGCCTCTATAAATTACGTACATGTCTTTCTTGATTACTTCTTTATTATCGCCAAGTCTTTGAGGTTCTTTCTCCTTTCTTTCTACTATAAGGTTTCCAAACTTATTAATCTTTGCTTGGTAAATCATTGTATCTATACTCTTAATCTCAAAGTCTATAACATCAACAGTCCAATCATCATATGGCCTGTCTAAAGAGAATCTATATCTTTCGTCCCACTTAACAGTCTGATTGAACTGTTTAGACTTCTTGGCAATCTCGAACATTTTAGCTTCATCGAGATTTGGGTAGTTATTTCTGATGTCGATAATCTTCATAGATACAACCTCACCAAGAAAAGAAACATCCCTAAAATCATCATATTCCGAGAAAGAATAAATGAGGTTTTCTGGTACTACTCTTCTGATATTTATCTTCCCATTCTGTGCTACGCTTACCTTAGTTGCTGCAACACCAGTCTCAATTAAGTCTTCTATAATTTTTCTTTTAATTACCTCCCAACCATTCATATGGCTAACGTAATCTATACCTTTTTCAAAAAGTATCTCCTCTGGTAATTGATATTCCATACCAAAATACAGTTCTAGCTCTTCATAATCTTCTGGAGTAAATTTACCTTCTGCCATTAATTTAACACCAGTCTGTTCTTCTATTTGTCTAACTTGGTCACCAAAATTCATCCTAAACTCAGCCTCATCTTTATCATATCTCTTCCTCTTTGTTGATATAGGGTCTACAGCAGTTGCTTTTGCAACCTCGCTTCTCTTCATAAATCCACCTATAATTACCTGCATAAACTTAGGTGCAATAGCTGGAGCTTTCATATCTAGGTTTACAAAAGCCTCTTTTCCGTCTACATTTAATAGGTCTAAGAATTCTGACATAGGCTGTCTACCTCTGGCAAACATCCTGTTCTTTTCGAACTTCTTATTCCTTCTGTTAAAGTATCCGCTATTGAATGCTCTCTCAATAAATCTAGATATCTTTAGTCCCTCCTTATCTTCCTTCTTCAACCTTGAGTTGGAGAGGTGGAAGTTTAGTATATTTTTATTTTCCATAATTATAGCAAAAGTACAAAAACTTAATATGCTACAGCCTGATGCTGAAAGTCTTAATCGGTATCACAGAATATTCCTTTTCCTTCTTGGCCACCTCAACAGCCACCCCAGATAACAAGCTAATCATAAATGCCACACTTCTATCGTATGGGGTTCTGTTTTCATGGTCATACTGCAATAGTTCCTCAAGCAGGTCAATGTATACAACCTTATCGCAATGATTCTCAATATATGATATACATGTATCTAGCTGCCTAGCCATAGCAAATGCATCTCCAGATGTAACCCCGTATTTGTGAACGGTCCTACGTCTATGCTTATCTATAGCAGATTCTGGAGTTCTCATAAGGTAAGACCTAAATCCTTTATTTGAAAAGTAGTCTACGAAATCGTCACCAACGTCATTCTCGTAACATGCACGATATCCCCAAAATACAGCACCCTTCAACATCTCATCGTGGAACATAGATTTCATTCTTGGTCTATCTACATATTCAGCAATAGGCATACACGTATTATTTGGGTCAGAAGGGTCTAGCCTTTCAAATACGTAGCATACTCCCATAGAGCCCTTTCCTGATATTACAGACGACTTAAATGGGTCAATCCCTGACACGTACTTATGTGCGTTACCCGGAACCCTAGAACCGTCTACCTCTATAAATTTATTAGCTTCTGTCTTATCTGGTATCTTATAGGCTATCCAAGAGCCCTCTGGGTCGTCAGCCCAATCTACCGTCCTCTCGTTTTTCCAGTATAGCCTAATTCTTCTAAGGGCAACTCTTTCCTCCTTTAAGAAGTCTATCTGGTTGTATATCTTCTCAGAGTTGAAGTAACACTTCTTTTGGTCAATCATAAATGCTTCCTCCTCAGTAAAAGGGTTCATCCTTATCTCTTCACTAAGTGCCTTCTTATCTTTAATGATTGCCCTCTGTGAAAGAAGGTAATCCTTAGCACCCATAGTTATATTCATTCCGTATCTTTCCTTGATGTACTCCTTCTGCTTTTCAGTAGGGGTATCTATTATAGACATACCGAACTCGTCTATAAATCCTTCATATCCATCGTAGGCAGGACAGAAATATCTATAAAGACCAGTAGCTGTATATGCATCATCGAATTGAGAGCTTCCTTCAAACAACATCTTGTATGGTTCACCACCACTCTTGGCATCGTTTGCTGTAGATGGGATGATACAGAATCCTACCTTAATTGCACCCTTCATCATCGTCTTCTTTACAATAGGCCAGTACTGATTTACGGGTACTTCTTTTGGCCACTTACCAGCCTCATCCATGAGTAGGGCAGTTACCCTACCAGAGTCGTAAGAGTTAAGTGCTGTATTCTTAAAACTAATTTTAGACTCAAGACCAATATCATCGTCAAACACCTGACCTTTCTCTCTTCCCTTAGTCTTTCTTTTATCTTTCTTCTTTCTAAATACCAACTCAGTCTTCGTCTCTTCATCTTCTGCTCTAGGCTTAAAGAATACTGGCAAGTTTCTGTATCCGTTCATTACCATATATACGAATGCATCAGATGCGTCCTTACCAGTCTTAGATACGATACCACAGAATGACTTTCTCTGTGTTATAGCTTTCCATACAATGTAACAGGTAGCTTGTGATGTAGCACCCTCACGACGCTTCTTAATTCTTATAACTCCAAAGCATTGTGGTATCTTCTCACAGTATTCTTGAAAGTAAAAGTATCTTCTGTCTACGTCACGGTAGTCAGGAAAGTTACCATCTTCTAGCGTCCAATAGTTAAGATAGAAATAGTGTAGTCCATTTATATATGTAGGATTACCATCATTATAAAACCAATAACCATCATTAATCCTAGCCCACTCTCTCTTGATAAAATTTACGTGTTCATCAGCATATACAGCAGAACCATCTTCATCAAACTCTAGGTCATGAAAAGACTCTGGTATCTGAATCCTAGTAAACTTTTGCTTAGAAGATTTGTATAGGTCTATGCTAGACTTAGCAGGAACTTCAGGAGTCTTATATGTAATTCCGTATATATTATGTTCTTGTATCACTCTCTCAAGAATTTATTTGTAAATCTAGATAGTTTATTGAACATATCTACACCAGTTCCAGTTAGTGAGAATATTCTCCTAGCATCACCGGGTTTCTTTGCAATCAATACTACCAGACCTCTCTTAATAAGTTTATTTACTGTTGCGTAGAACGCTACATTAACATTCTTCAGTGTTGTCTCAAAGTCCTTCTTATCAAAAAACTCATACCTACCTGCCCACAATAAAAATGAATATTCCTTCACGTCTAGGTTATAGATACTCATAACCGTGTGGGTCTGAAACAGAAAATTAGCTAGATGCTTAACCTTGTAGTTGTTAACAGCTATCTTGTTCATAGCATCTCTGTATCCTTCCCTTCTGAACCTTTTTACCTTATATGCGTTCTTATATCTTAGCTTTTCTATCTGCTGCTCCTTTCCAAATATGAGCTGGTCTTTTCTGAATAATACCCATCTTAGTCTATCGTATCTTTCCTTCCACTCGTTTCTTACTTTTTTTACTTTACCCTGTCTCCTTTCTTGCCTTAGCTTTAGTTGGGCTACATGGTTTCTCAGTCTTTTAATCTCATTAAGTAAGTCTTCAGTTGGACTATTCTTAGTAAAATACTTCATCGTACTAATTCTTCTATGAGTGGCTTTCTTCTAGCCTTATCCTTCTCTTCGTCTCCAGATAGCTGGTTGTCCATCCTAAGCTTTTTCATAACCTCATTAATTTCACCTACACTACCAAATAGCTTAAGCACCCTCTCCCAAGAACCATCGTTTCTATCTGACAGGTCTAGTTTTGTTAGGTCGCTATTATTTAATAGTCCTGTAATCTCGTTGAGTTTACGGTTTAGGGCATAGTATGAACCTACTATACCATCTGATTCGTACATCTTTATTTTATCTTCTAATTTCATCCTTTTCCTATACAGTCTGAGTATTTTAATCTAATTATACTGCTTCTCTTACCACCTATATTGTGGGTAATCTCATAGTCAGAATATTTGTACACTACAGCTATATCTCCAACTTCAAAGTCTGTTATAGAGTCTGGTTTGTTAACCACCCTCATCATCGTATCTAGCTTTTTCTTCTCTGTTAAGATAATCCCACCCGGACTTAGTGTATCTTCTTCATACATCCTCTCTACAATCATGAATCCATCTAAGCATATTATCTCTTCGCCACAGAAACCGAAATAGACGAATTCTTCTTCGATTGAGTGTAGTCTGGTAGTTGTGTCAGGATAGATATCCAATTGATTGTCTGCGTTGATTGCGTTGTGGTGTACGAGTACATCTGTTCCTGCTTTTAAGTTTTTATAATCTGTTAATAGTGTAGCTTGTGTAGGATTAGATACTTTACCATCCCAAGAGAATGAAGTATCTACAAATAGTTCTATTTCTTTACCATCAGGTCCTGTAACCAAGTGGCTATCCTTAGAACCTTTCTTAACTGAAACGATTACACGTTTACCTACAGGCCTTATTGTATTGTATAAGTGCTCCATGTTTATATGATTGGTTTTTGACGGCTATAACCGCCGTAATAACAAAGTTACTTAAATCTTTCTCCTTTGCCTGAACTTTTTCCTGAACGATATACTTGAGAGCCTCTGCTCCATAGATAGTGGTATGCCCACCATCCAGCAGATAGCTTAGATGAGTTAGCTTCCTTTGCGTGTCTTTTCCTATACTGTGCTCTAGCTTCTGGTGAATAGTTAGATGAGTAGCCTTTTGCTCCAAATCTTACAAGCCTAACCTTATCGCCTTCTTTAGCAAGTACAACCTTCTTATGTACGCCATCATTAGCATCTTTAGGTTTGTTATATCCTGAGAATTTTTCACCTCTATATTCTATCATTTCATTTTGCTTTTAAGCATCATTAATATCATAGCTTTTTTCTTATCATGAATTCCATTCATTTTACCATGCATTTTTTCATGCATTTTACCTTTTCCATACTCCTGTTCTTTATCATCATCTTCTTCATCTTCCATCTCGTCTTCCATTTCATCTTCCTTCATTTCCTGAAGTTTTTTATTAGCCAATATTTTGACTATTTCTTTCATATTTAATTTCATGACCTAAACTTTTTTACTTTTTGTGCTACTTTTTTTGGCTGTGCTACGAACTGTTTTCCCTGTTGGTTTCCCTTTGCTTTTGCTTGGTTTGTCTGCTGCTTTTCGCTTTCGCTTAGGCTTTTCCAAGCTCTCTCCGGTAAATACCGACGCTTCCCCTCCGAAGGCTTCCCAGAGGATGTCATCCATTTC